CTTGAAAAACGGACGGTTGGTAAGACCGCCGCCGAACAGAACGTTTTTGACCGTCTTGCCGTCTGATCCAGTAAACGAGCCAATCTCGGCGCTGAAGTAGCGGTAGATGTCCCGCTCCAACAGGCTGCGACCTGCATCCGTCCACTCGACGTCAGCAAACAGCCCAACGTGGTTCTGCCCGCCTATTTCGCTGGCACCGTGGTGTACAGACTTGAACCATCCCAGCGCCTTGCCTCTATCATGGCCCTCATCAACCATGATGTCGGTTCCGAGCACTCTCTTGTCGAAATTACGCTTGGCAGCACGTAACATCGGCGCTGAGAAGTCCAAATCGCCATACCAGGGATGCTTGAATTTGCCTTCCGGCAAAACAGGTATGCGACTGGTATACCGTCCGCCTTCCTCCTTTAGTACGATTGTTGGTAGTGCGTAGAACTGAGCAATCGTGGCATCGGCAGAGTGCTCAGTACTCTTCTTGCCGATTGCCGTCGGATGTGCCTTCTTCACGGCACCAATGCACGCGATAATCGCATCTTTATCCGAGCCTCCCTTAGCGAGTACTCCGTTTGCTACCCGTATGCACAGGGACTGCGCAGCGGGAGACCAATTCTTGGACGGTCCTGGTGGGTTCTTCTTGCTCCAAGGCATCTTATTTGACCTGCGCTGGTCTGGTTGGTTGTCGCCTGGCCGCTGGTGCAGGAGCCGCTGCTGGTCTTGCTGGTGCTGCTCCCGAAGGAGCAATCACTGGTGCTGGTGTTGGCTTGGCTGCTACTTTCGCTGCGGTTTCCGCCTGCTTCTTTGCGACCTCTGCCTGGGCTTTCTGTGCGTTGTCTGCGGTTGTGGCCTGCTTTTGTGCGACCTTTACCTGGGACACGCCTGACTGTGCTAGCTGGCGCTCTTCCATCTTGGCGAGCATTTCGGTTTCCAGCTTGTCGTAGTCGATTTCGTCCTCAAACCCGAGCATTTCTGCCATCTTGCGCTCAAGTTTCAGCCAAAACTGAGCACTGGTGTTTACCTGACGGGCAGCACTGATGTGCTGGAACATCTCTTTGGTCAGAACCTTGAGATCGACACTTGGTGCCAGCAGTTTGATCTGCGGGTAGCGCTGCGTACCGTAGTTCCAGTCGATAAGCTCTGGGATAACGAAGCTATTGATGACCTGTGCGATGTCATCCCGCATTGCCTGCAAGAACAACAAAAGCATCTCAAGCTGCGTTTGTCCCAGAGCATACGACCCACCGCTGACAGTGGTCCCCATGTTGATGATTTGCCCGAGGACAGCTTTCGCCATTTCGATGTCATGATGATCAATCAGGGGCATTGAGTCCGCCACCTGCCTGGTCTCATGGATCTCCATGCTGTAACCTTCGGGCACGATAATGCTGGTGTTCACTCCAACGTTGTCGAGAGCATCCTGGAAAGCACGTCTCTCGCTTTCCTGTACCCCAGGAGGCATGCTGCCTTCACGAATCGGGATAGCATTCAGGGCGTAGGCCAGGTGAGAGATGTAGTACAGCTTGTGCTTCATCTCAAAGTGCCTGTATCCTGGCAACATCATACTACGCCCGTACAGCGGGTTGAATTCTTTGCCAGTTACAAACAGGACACACTTTTCCTTGGGGATTTTGACCGTCCCTGAGGGTAGTATCTGCTTGACGCCGTCAAAGCCACCCTTGTCGTCCATCTGCATGATGATCGAGTTACGCGGGCGAGGCGCTAGCTTACGCAGGACTGTGTGTCCGTTACGTACTTCGTGTACCTTTTCGAGTACCGCTGCGCCATCGAGCACGTACTTTGCTATGTTCTGTATGACCATCGACCAGGGGGAGGTCATACCACCTAGCTCTGGGGGGTTTACCAGTTGAGCCTGTATAAAGGCAGCTTCCTGGGTGCCACCATCCACAGCCTTTACCCTGAGCTCGCCCGCCCGAATAGGCATAGTCAGGACGCGGTAGAGTGATTGCGCTTGCCCATCGGTCTGGATCATGCGGTCCAGATCCCACAACGTTACCGATGCTTCATCGAATAGCTCATCGATATCGAACAGTGAGAACGGGGATATGACAGCCTTCCCAATCTCGGCAAGATTGGGCTTTTCCCTGGTTTCGTCAGGCTGCAAATCCTTGACTATGTTTCTGGGTCGTCCTACGGGCATTGGACATATCCTACAACAGCTTGCTCAGGTTGCTAAAAGTAGATCGCAAGTCCATACCACGCGGAACTAGGTCAGCAAGGGACATTGCGGCGCTGCCTCCAATGGACCCTCCCACATGAAGATCCTCTATACGCCCACGCCCGTATACATTCGCAGCCGCTTTCGCATAATTATCAGCGTGGCGATAATGGTCGTCTCCCACTTTCAACCATACCGCTATGGTGTTACCTTTTGTGTCCTCCCCCAGGTCGCGCTTCATATTGGTCATCTGTTTGATAAACTCTTCCTGGTCCTCGGACAAATTCTTCAAGGGGTCACCCACCAGGAATGCCATGCCATCAATCCAGTCCTGAGCACTATCATCCAGAGTTTCCGTTCTGTCCAGGTGCATAGTGCTGGTTTCGACTTCTTGCTCTTTCTTACGCTTCTCCGTCTCACGACGCTTGTTCTCGGTTACGTACTTCTTCTCTTCACGCTGGTCCTTGTAGTAGGCCATGTACATGCGGCCCCTGAACCGTTGTACTAGATCTCTGGCGTTGTGCTTATTGGGGAGAGCGTCAATAATTCCCGACCGCACACGGTACAGACTAATGATGCTATCAATTTTATAGAAGTCATTGGTAACTCCGAAAGCAACCACGGCCATCCTTCCCGTGGGAAGGACTCTTCGTACAACCCAGTGGAGTAGGTCACCTTGATCGACTCCAATGACATTGAACCCTGTGTCGGGAACTGATGCCTGCATTGTCCTGATGATTGCGTCACGAGTTATCAGCCCTTCGCCGCTAAGGTATGGCAGACCAAGGTCAAAGTTGTAGAAGCGCTTGCGCGCGAAACTGGTGTTCTTTCGTTCTACCTTACGCCATTCACTCCATACGCTTTTCGCAGTGACGTAGGTAAACGTTAGCGGGTTGATCCAGTAACCGCGCATACCCTCGGCTGGCGCAACTAGTCGTCCCTGGTCGTCGTAGATGGCATCAGTTGCCTTGTTGGGGTGCTTGGCTACCCACGCCCCCCGCCGTCGATTTAGACGTGTCTTGCAGCGTCTACAACCGAAGTACGGCGTGCCCCCCGCCCGTTTTAGCAGGCTGTGCTCGAAAGTTACGTCCTGCCACTTGCCACAGGAGGTACATCGTACGAGCCAATGTCTTTCATCCGTATCTTTATATAGCGAGTTGATTCCGAAGTCTGGTATCGACGGAGTACTGAAACGCCAGAACCATTTGAGCTTACTGGCACCCACCCTTTTTTCGAAAGTGTCCATGACAGCTTGATCGCTGAAATCGTACTCATCGTTGACGATGATGTCCGCAGGTACAGAAATAGCCTGGCTGTGTTTCTGAGCACCACGGAAGTAGAGAGTGCTCGCGCCCATACGCTTGAGCGTGGCATTGTCAACGTTGCCCATCCTTGCACTGAGGTATTGTGACGCCTTTATTACTGGCGCAAATCGCGCCTGGGAGAACTCGAACACGTCCTTGGCAGTAGGCATCGTGTATATGGCTGTGATGTTATGTGTGTCGCAGTAGTACAGGAGCTTACAGATCTGGCAGGTGGTCATGCCGATCTGGCTACCCTTTTGGGCCACAATCTGGGGATGCCAGTCCCTGTAGACGTCCACCATAGGCAGGTGGTCCATAAACTCCAGCGGCTCGAGCTTCTCCGTCTTCAACTGTGCGCGTGCTCTCATCCAGGTAATCGGGTCTATATCACCCAGGATCTCGCCAGCTACGTCCGGGTTGTCTTTGATCAGCTCGGCAAAACCAGCGGTTACGTCAGCCAGCGCCATTAGATCATACCACCCCTAGAATCCTGAGCAGTACGATGATGACCAGAATAGTGATGATCAGCCCGCCAACACCGTACATCATGCTTTCTTCTCCTCAAGGGCAGCCCGCAGCTTCGTGATCTCGTTTTCAACCAGAACATAGTACGGCTCGCCCGTGGCCCAATCAAGACCCAGGCGTTTGATCTGCCGCCGCTGTAGTTCCTTTTCTATTTCCCAGGCTCTCTGGTAGTCGATGATGGCATTGGCTTGGACTGTATGTACTGAGCCAGTGCCTTCTCCGCTATCTGGTCCAGCGGGTGACAGCTCAGTACGACGCCAGTAATCTCGCCGCGTCGTATCTTGATTATCAGCTCCAGGCATTTCGGGCATTCCTCAGGATTCATCTTCGGAAAACGCTTCTCTACGGGCTGCGGCTATAGCCCTGCTGGCCTGCCCACTGACATTGGACATCTGGCCAATGAGTAGTCGCTGCTGCTCTGGAGGCAACTGGTCGAAGGAGACCTTTAGCTCTTGCTTCCGGTTGTCGTAGTAAGTGACTGCCCCACCAGTGGATGTGGTGATCGGCTGGCCGTTCGTTTTCTTCAGGATGCGCTCGCGCTCCTCGCGGGTAAACTTCATGAGGTTGATGGCTTCCCCAACGTTCTTGGGAAACATACCGTAGCGCTTGGGGTAGCGCAGTACCTCACGCATGATATGCTGGATTTGACTGAGTACCTTGGCGGTCTCAATGTCGTCCATAGCCAACTGCTGCAAGACCGGGTCCTCGCTGGTGCGCAGCATCCTCTGTAGCTCGTTGTGGTAGACGGCTGCTTTGGCTTCCCAGTCAAACTTGTCGCGCCATCTGGTGATCGTAACAACGGGTACGTCCGTCTTCAGCTTGTCACTGCAGACCCTGCTGGTCTGGCTACTATTTTGCTCGTTGTGAAGCCAGATGCGGAATACCTTCTCGCGGAAAGCTGGCAGGTAGTGCGTCTGTTGCGCTCTCATCCTACCGTTCCGCAATACTTTTCGGCCCATGCGCTTATGATACACTACGGACAATATCCATGCAAAGTACACTTATGTAGAAGACGTTTCAATTTGCTATACTAACTTGAGATGCCCGTCTATATACTGAGAAAAGGCAGTATCGAAACGGATACCACAGGCGAAGTCGTAGGCGCATCTCGCGCATATATACACCTACTATGCGAGGATATAACCAATGTCATCGGAAGAGCCGAAGCAAGTGGAATCCGAAAGGATTCCGGTTCACACGAAGAAGCCGGACTGCCTGCTGTGCAAGTCGAACAAAGAGCTTTTCGGAAGTACAATGGTAGTCTGCTATCAGGAAAAGTCAGCAAGCCCCGTGGCAGGAGAGCAGACTAGGCGGTTCTAATGAATCTATACGCTAGCGCTGCAATGTACATCAGCATAGGTGGCCTCGCAGGCGCACTGGCGCTGAGTTCACTGCAGACGCAGCAAGCAAACACAATCACTCCAGCAGAAGCTACCGCTGGTGTGCAGGTGCAGACAGGGATCGAGGTGGAAGTGGCAACTATAGAACCAGCAACAATTATACCTTTGACGGCGGTTCCTCCAACGATTGCCACAACCATCGCTCCTCCTACGAACACGCTGGTACCTACAAGTACAGCTACGCCGACGGAGGATCCCACCCAGACGCCCATTCCTGAAGTGTTGGTTGCAGCATTTGCGACGCTGCCTCTATTCCCAACCAGAGTAGTGGCGTCTGCACCTGTACAAGCACCAATCCCCAGGGTACCTACGCCTGTAGCTATAGAAGTGCCCGAGGTAGAAGAGGTACCTACAGAGGCTCCAGTACCTACACTAGCGCCCACTGCAACACCTATCCCTACGCCTGTCCCAACCAAGACTCCAGTACCGCCAGCCGTGGATGGGCAGACGCTAGCTGGTCAGTCCTGGCAGACGCAACAGGACTTTCTCGCTCTCCATGGCGATAACGCGCAGGAGGCGTGGGATACCGAGCATAACAACGTTATCGCTCGCGCTCCTATATATACGCCTATATATACGAATACGCCCGAGCGCGCAACGAGCGCACCCGATGCGCGAACTCCCGTGCGCACGCCTACCTTTATAATGGTCCCACAGGCTACTGCCACTAAAAAACCGACTGGAGGAGGAGGCTCTCAACCCACCCCCACTGAGACAGCTACTAGCACAAATGTGCTACCAACAGGGACCCCGACGCTACCCACTCTTTTGCCCTCCGTTTCGCCAACAACAGCGACGTCTACCGTCGTCAGCACGCCCCTCCCGACGCCCACGGTTTCCTCTACGCCCATACCCCCTACGAGCACTGGAGTACCTACTTCAACCACCATACCCCCAACGAACACACCTGTTGTTTTGCCCTCTCCAACCCCCACTATTCTGCCGTCTCCAACCCCCTGTGGGAACAACGGTGTCAACTGTCGCACACCCCTACCAACAGATACTCTGAGGCCCACATCTACATCAATTCCAACGTTCACTCCACGACCCACAATCACACCTCTACCAACCATTACCCCACGACCAACAATAACCCCTCGGCCGACGCCGACACCCACCTGCGTCATGCCAGGAAACAGCGGCATGTGTTGTCCAAATCTCGATCCAGGGGACAACTGCGGCGGCGGTCCCGTTTTGCCATGATAGGTGCAGACGTCGTCACCGTAGGCACCATCATAGGTGCCCTGATAGGCACAGTAACTTTCCTTCTGAGAATATTGGTCTCAGCAAAGACAGCCCATATCAAGTCCCTGGAGGCACAACTCTCCGACGTCATCGCAGAGCGCAATCTCTACCGAGACCTCACCTTGTCCAACCGCCACAACCCCTGAACGGGATCATGAGAATGATCCCTGGGTAGGGTCAATTGGGCAGTGGTGGCGATACTGCTCACCCTTTTACTGATGATGGTATACGTCCTCTATCTCGTTCATCTGAAGGATCTCCTATGACACGCATAGACAGAGAGCACGGCTACATCGAAGACTCACAACTCGACGGCAACACGCTCATCACGGTAACCGTGTACGATGTGCAGCCAACCACACCAGACCTCCTGGATCGCGTCCTCCAGATGGTACTGATAGAGGTAGGTGTGGATATTGCCTGGCAGCAGCCACCGCCCGTGGAGATCAATCCGCTGAATGCTCCGCTAGTTCCTGAAGCGGTGAATGTTCCTATACCTGAAGTAGAGGTAGGACCCACTCTTGAAGCTACGCCTACAGGGGAGCCACCACCCGTAGGTTCGGAGCCACGTTCAACGCATCCAGAGCCCTCGTGAGGGTTTAGGGGTACCTTGGGTGTGTGGTAATGGGGGGCCTGCGAGCCTTAGAATCGTCAACGTCGTTGTCGAGACTAGGATTGGGTCTTGTTCTAGATGGTGGGTACCAGTGGGGTGTGTAGCTGGCGCTTGCGCTGCCCGCGGCCGGTACCTTGCGCTGGCCAGGGCCGTTTAGAGGCATTCTGGCGCTTAGCTGGCGCGGCGCTTGCGGACACAAAAAAGCGCCGACCATTGGGTCGGCGCTTGCGGTCCGGCGCTGGTGTGGTGGCGGAGGCTAACCTCCGCCGCGCTCAACGCATACGCGACAGTGGCATCCGTCAAGCGGCGCGTTAGGCACCGCTGGCGCGGTGTCCTCCGCCGCGTAGTAGCGCCAGCGCCGCAACTGGCGCACCGCGCCGAGCACCATTGCTGCGAATGGTGAGAACGCTTGCGGCGCTGGTGTCGGCGCGTAGTAGAGGCTTGCGCCATCTTGAAAGCAATCGACAATCGAGTAACGCGCCACCGCTGCTAGTTCAAACGATGCAAGAGCGCGTCGGCGCTGGTGCTCAGTGGCGCGGTGGCTGAGGTATCGGTTGCTGCTAACGGTACACATGGTGGAGTCGCACCAGTCCGCATAGCGGACCGCGTGAAACGCGCTTGCTGGCACCGCTGGCGCATTGTTGAGGGTAGGCATGGTATGTGTCCTCCGCCAGTGGCGGACCGCGTAGAACGGTCCGCCAGCAAGCAAATTAGGCCAGTTTGACTCCGCCAACAATGTGCCAGTCCGCCGCGCCGCAACTGGCGCAATCGGCGGAGGTTACAAAGTTGCGAGCGGTGCAATGCTGGCACCGCGCCGTGGAGGTAAGAGCGCCGTTCGATTGCGCCGCTTGCGTCGGCGGAGTCGGCGCTTTCGGCGCAACTGGCGCGGTTGCTGGCGCTTGCGTCGGCGCTGGCGCGGCGGAGGCACTTGCGGTGCCTCCATTGAATTGCGCGTAAGCGGCGGAGTCCGCGCCGATGAAACGGACACCAGCGGTGCCAATCGGCGCAAGTCGGAATCGTCCGTCAGGGTAAAGCGCCACCGCGTAGCCTCCGCCCATTGAAACCGTCAGGCTATCGTTACCCTTGACCGCGCCCACCGCATGCGGACCGATGCACGCCAGCCAAACGGACGATATGACGGTTTGACCGCCGACGCGAAAACCGAGTTCTTGCAACCGCAAGCGAATCGCGGTGCTGAGCACCACATAGTCGGCGCGATTTGCGACACCAGCGCCACCGCTCGCAAGCGCCACTAGGCCAGCGTATCGCGTGCCCGCCAGTTTTTGAGCGACACAAGAGGCATCGTCGGCGGAGCCGCGCCAAACCGCGATTGTGGCGTTAGCACGCGCCAGCAAATCGGAGTCAACCGCCAGCGCCGATGCGACAGTGGCGTTACGTTCGCTTGCAACCGCGCCGATTGGCCTACGTCCGTTGAGCACTGGCGCTTGCACTGGCGCTGGCGCGTCCTCCACTGTCGGCGCTGGCGCGTAGTGGCGCTCAATTGCTGCGAGCATGTCCGCGATTACTGGCGCTGGCATGTCCAGCGACTCCACCGCAGCAATACGCGCCGTTTTCTCAATGTCCAGCGCCGATTGTGCCTCCGCCAGCGCCAGCGTACCCAACGCGGTTTCACGCGCCGCGTGCAACGTTGCGGTGGCGGGATTGTCGGCGCTGAGCACCGCTAGCGCGGTGTCGATTTGCGCCAGTGCTGCGATTGCGTCGCGGACCGCTGGCGCAATTTCAACCGCTGGCGCTTGCGGCTCCACCGCTGGCGCGGTGTCAGTTGCTGGTGTCTCTTGCATTGCTGGTGTGGTGTCCTCTTGCGCCAGTGGCGCGGTTGTCGCGGTTGTGTCGATCGGCGCGGCGCTGGTGTCCGCTGGTGTGGTGGCGCTGGTGCTCTTGTGAGCCATTAGGGTTTCATCCGCGCCGCGTGATATAGGTGTGCGGCGCAAAAACAAGATAACCGCATCTCAGAATGGCGGAGGCATTATTGGCGCTTGCGCATTGTGCTAATGGCGGAGGTTAGCACCATATGTTGTATGCCTTCCGCCTGGACAGCGCCACCGCGTTATCAAATGCAAGCGCCGCCGAGATGCAAGCGCCAGCATTGTTTGTAAAACGGCGTTAGTCGAATCACAACCGAATCTCAATGTCAAGTCGGCAGCGTTAGCATATGCTTACTCAATCAAGCGATTGATATTTACACCGTTGTAACGCAAGCGTTGTATGTCTGTTACTCGATCAAGCGATTGATTGGCACTGCTAGCACACCACACCAGCTAAGCGCAAGTAAAGCGCCGCCGCCGACCGATATGTTGTATGCAAAATAGAATATATTCTGTAAGCGCCGCTCGATCAATCGCTTGATTGATTGCCTGCGCCAGCGAGTTTTCAGTCTTTTCCGAAAGATCGGAAACGTCGTAACCCGCGGAAAGCGCAAGAATGCCGGAAGTGTCGGAAGTTTCGGAAATTTCCGAAATTTCGGACGTTTCGCAAGCGTCGGACATTTCGGAAATTTCCGAAATTTCGGACGTTTCGGAAACGGAAAAAACCCTCCCCAGAAACTACCGTCTTTCTGGGGTTTCGGGCCAGAATTACAGAAACTACCGTCCCTCTGGGACTCGCGGCCAGATCGCGATCTGTGGATCGGGATCAGTAGGAGAGAGGTCAGGGATCGGGATCGCGATCAATATGAAACTACCGTCCCTCCTGTCATTCTGGCCAGAACTGAAGGAATAAGTAGCAATATAAAGGGCGAAAGTACCGTCTTCTAGCAGATTCTGGCCAGATTTAGACGCTTATCATAGCTAGAGGGAGAGACTCGCACACCCAACCACTATATAGACTAGAATTTTCAGGTTGATTTGACTAAGAACATTGCTACTTCACTGCATGCTACTAACCATAACACTGAGGGACTAGGTAGGGACCGACCTCTTTCGCGACGACTTACAGATCAGATGCCGCCCGCGGAACGCGACCTTTACATGGTCGGATATCTAGACGTGGGGTCTAGACGGGGGGTATCTAGACGGGGTATGGTCTCAAATCTAATGCAATTACTTCAGGGGCAATGTGCAAGAAACCTATGGCGAGACGCGTTAGTCTTGAATGCCACAGAGGGTTGATTGCAATATCCAGCAGGGGGGTATCTAGTGTGGTTTCCAGTTTCCTTCCTACCAAGCGACCTATTTGTACTGTGGGTAGTAGGCCTGAGAGTACCATCTTTCTAGGAAGTCTGGCCAGATTTTGGCGTTTACTGAGTAGTAGCTTCCGCCCGCACAACAGCGTTTGCGTCCACAAGGGTTAGGTTCTTGACCCTACATGTAATCCACACCTTGGCGATGTGTAGTTCCCGCATGCGGATCAGGTATTGCCCACACTTGAAAACATACCAGAGGCCCTCCTCTTCAAATATCTGATAGCCGTAGTAGGCTATTGTCCCCTGCGCTTCGTTGTAGAAACCCGCCAGGACCGCTTGCCTGTAGATTTCCAGACGCGTGGCCTCATTACGTAGCGCCTCAGTTGTACTGATAATGCCAGCCATAGTGCCCTCGTGCATGAATTATACCATTTTCCCCATATCTACTTTTAGTTCCTCAGATCACCGCAATCTTGCCCACACATGCAGTTGGTCGCGCGGTAGGGGTAAAAGAGGCCAGGCATTCCAGGCTCTGATTTCTTGTCAAACTTCTCGGAATTGCACCCGTCGCAAATCATAAGCAATCCAGCCTTGATTTCCTCAGGGTCACCACACATTCCCGCCTTGCACAACGGGCAAGGAATAAGTCCCAGTGGTGGACTGTGGCACTCACATTCACAAATCTGTGGCTGAGCACTGTGGTCGCAGCAGGTGTTGGCTTCTGGGGGAGCTTGGCACTCCCCACAGTTGTACGCCCGAAAACCGACGTGGCAATCGCTGCAATACCACTTGAACTTCCCACAGGTGGGGCACGCGAGCCGCGTAAGGCTCCCGTCGTAGTGGCACGCGGTGCAGAAGTTATCCATCGATGTGTACCCTTCCTTCATTCAGCCAGGTGACGCGGGCAGCGTTGATTGCAGGCCCCTTCACATCAGTATACAACACGAAGTAGTTGTACTTCCAGCCCTTGTTGACCATTTGAGTAAGGGCGCTCTTGCGCGCCGCCTCACTCTTGTACACCCGCCAGAGGCTGGTTTTGCTCTTTATCAGTGTTGCCATTGTTCTCACTCCTAACCGTTGAAAGGGCGATTGTTATCGCCCTGTGCTGGAATTACGTTCAACATCCACGGGTTTTCTGCCACGACGCGCTTGCATCGGCGGCAGCTCGGTGCCTCACGGCACGCTTCATTGCTGCAACCCTTTGCGGAGCAGCACGCGTCGTTGTAATCTTGCCACTGCATGTTTCTCACTCCAGCCCGTAGACGGGGGGCTACTCCCCCCGTGCTTGCGGTCCTGTCTGCCCGCCCAAGTGCGGGAAACGCTTTGTTGTCGGTGCGGGGCTGCTTGGACCCTTTGGCATCACCCGCCGTTCTCCCGTCCACGGCCCCTTGGGCATTGACGCACCCTGGTAGTCCCGCGTGGGCTTGGGCATCGGTTTCTGGCCCTTGCCGCTTGGACGGTTGGCCCTGTCGGCCGCCACTTGCTCGGGCGTGGGGTCATACGGCTTGCTCAGCTCAGCCTGCCGCTTCTTGCTCATGGCCCGCAGCATGTTTACGAACTCTTCGTATTCCTCGGCCTCGACGTAGCCTTGGGCTTCCATTCGGTCGACCCATGCCAGATAGCGGCCAGGGTCACTGGTTACAAATTCTGCTTTGGGGGCAGAGAACGGGCTGTCTCCCCTGCCCATACGAAACATGAAACCGTGGTACTCAGGCATTAGACCTTACCATTTCTATACGCAGGCCCACTGCGCCCATGCCGCGTATGAAAACCTTTTTTGGGCACACTACATTTTGCCCCATGGAAGCTTCTTGCTGCAATCCCTTGCTGAACCTGTGCCGAGTGTAGAAAGGGGGGCCTTTCGACCCCCCAGACCAGGGGCTACTTCGCCTCCAGCGCCTGCTCAATTGCATTGAGCGCATTGAAAGCAAACATCATACCGACCTGCTTTTGGTTCGCAAGGAACCATGCACGCATCGTATACAGCTCCAACCTTGGGCGCAGTTTCAGCGCTTCCACTTCCACGTTGTACATGAACCACTCCTGGCGCAGCGCCCCTTGGGGCCGCGTGAATATCCCACACCTGCCGCGCACGCCTAAGTATGCCACGTGGAAGCGTCTTTAGGCCATCTTGGGAGTGGCACGCTCCAATATCTGCAGAGCAATGTCTGCACCTGTGATTACGGTGGCTTCTACTGATTCCAGTTTTACTTGCCTATCACCGAGTGCGGCCAAGAACAGCTTGGCAATCTCAATGTCCGCACTGCGGAACGCAGTGGCTGGTCCCACATGAATTTCAAGTTTCATTTCTCACTCCTTTATGATAGGGTCATGGACGACCCTATCGCGCCAGATTTTACGAGTTGGTCTTATCGTAAAATAGAACCAACAATGTCCCAGCCAATGCGAACAGGACAAATACGGTGTGTGGTTCCATCTATGTGCCGTAGTATGTGATGTGGACGGCCGTGACGTAGGCCCCAAGCGTGCGGTCCCACGCTTCCATGTAGATGTTGCCGTCATTGGAACTAATACCGATGGTGGCCTGAGTGCAACCATGAGATTGGGCCACTAAGAGCGCACCGTAAATCCAGCCCGCACCCACGCGATAGCCGTCGTACTCAAGCACGCTAGCTGGTGGGTCGTCGTCTTGGAACTGGCTTGGCACGAAGTTCTTCATCTGGATGTAGTTGTCCAGAATCAACTGTGCCACTTCTGCGATTGGGCCGTGTGCCCCATCACCATCGTCCACGAGCACGTCGCTGTCAGCCACATCTGCGTCGATGAACTTGGCCGTTACTTCAGGCGTGCCGTTGGGGTAGACGTACAAGAAGCACGATTGCCCGTGCCTCTCTACACCTTGGGCATTGACCACGTTTCCCATCATGGCCCACAGTTCTTTCGTGGTGTTGCCCTTGAATTCTTCTACCTTACGCAAGACCCAACTCCTTTAGCTTTTCTTGCAGATGTTTGAGTGCCACTGCGCGCTCTGGCTGAGCACCCAGGTATTTCAGCCAGTACTCAATTTCACTGCGCATGGTCTTATCATTACTGAACCATGTGGTGGCACCCAACTCCTGCGACAATGCCACCCACGCTGGTGACATGGGCTTTCCGTCCACCGTGAGTTTGGGGCCGTTCTGGTCGCAATCACGTGGGCACTGCCCATCAGGGCAGGTGCTCCCACACGTGAAGCACCGACCCTGCACATTGTCACCCAGATTTGGGTAACGCTGGTTACGAACTACCATGTACTTGCTCCTAGTACCCGATGCTTGCGAAGGTGATGGTGTTGACCGTTTCCCACAACTGCTGGATGTTGGTTATTTCCAGCCCTTGCAGGTAGTCACCTTCATACGCCTGAGTGATGAGTGCCACCGCGCAATTGAGGCAGAACGCATTCTCCCCTCCAGGGACCAACACGTACTGGCTGCCCTCACCCAACGGGGTGCTATCCAACGGGCACTCGGTTGGAACAAACGTTTCTGTTTCCATTGTCTCACTCCTTGCCGTCACATATGTGACAGTACCCTGGGCCATCACAGTCGGGCCGCAGGAAATCTAACATGACCTGGGCAAAATTCCAGGCCTCCAGCCAGAGCAGATAGGCCACCCACCACTGAAGCTGCGCTTGCAGCTCCAGGTCGGGGCCAGTCTCATCGTACTCGGCTACCACTTCGCGGCCGTTGCGGCGCGAGAGTTTAGCCATTCTACGCTTTTCCCAACGATAGGGCGTGTTGGCTGGACGCCAACCCTGCGTTCCATCGAAATGGGTAATCTCCTTGTAGTGGAGATTTACACTAAACTCAAGCGCCAAACGCACCATACTCACACTCCTATGCCCGCAGGCTTTCATAGCGGCCACCTGGGGCCGCTAGGCACATTATGCGGCCTAGAATATCTTGCGTGCAATCCCGCGGTGACTAACTGCGAGGCCCGATTATGGTTTTCTCGGTGCATGGACCACAACGCCAGTCGCCCATCCAGTACACCCACCCGTTCTTGTAGTTGCCCTGATACCACCAGTAGCAGTCTTCCTCATACTCCCGTTGGGGTTCTACATTGAATGGGACAAATCTGTGGTTGATGCCATCACATACCACTGATGGCTGCCCATTCTGCCATTCGAACACCATAGGCCCAGGACTGCAGAAGCTGTTGCACGCCAGGACTGGGAACCACTTGTTGTCGTTGTTGTAGACCACGGACGTATCCGTGGCCCCACACAAATCACACTGCGCGGTGTCTGGTTCGGCTACCGTGAAACTACCGATAGCCTGGTGTTCATCTCCCAGTACCTGCATTAGTCGGTGTTAGCCGCCTCGTATTCTGCATCGAGCAGCGCCTGGGTGACTTCCGGGTTCTTGCCCTGGGCGACCCAGACCTGGCGGACCTTGAGCCAAGCTTGCAGCTTGGGCGTGAGCGGTTCTTGGGGCGGGAGCGTTTTAGCAGTTGCCATGAATGTAGCCCTTTCTTAGGCCGTACCTAGTGCGGCAAGCACATTATGCCACACGGAAGCCTCTTGGGGCACTCACACCAGGATTAGAAATCCCGCCATTGATCCCGACCTAAGTCTTATTTCTATATATCACAATCACTAAAAGATGGCCAGATTTTAGCCAAGACACCTTGGCTGCGGGTACCCTTGCTAGTGTGCCCAAAACAGGCCTCCAGACACGTCGCCAGTGCTGCGCGTAGCAAGCAAGCACTACCAGTACCACCCCGCATATGGGATAAGCTGTGACGGCTTGGCGAGCCATAGGTTTCTTGACGTATGGAGGCAAAAAAGAAAGGACGTTAGTCCTTTCTCTCCTCCCCATAAGGCTCGAACGTGACAATCTTGTTGCCGACGTTGCCCACCTGGTCCAGAATAAGCATGCCAATCACGCCCTCCTGGTAGACGGTAAGCTTCTCGGTAAGCACCAGCCTGACCTGCTCCAATGTCATGCCGCCCATTGCATCGGTCATGCCAGTCTTGTCGTCCAGATTGTTGAACAAGTACTCGGTGCCCCGCCCATTGCATCGGCCGCAAATATCCGCATCGTTGGGTTCCAGCCCGAACCCGCCATCACCGTGACAACTGCGGCACACGCGGTCAATGTTGACGAAGAAGTGCTGGAGGGGGCGGTCCCACCCTACCAGCACTTCCCAGCCGTCGGTTGTCGGCCACTTGTATTGCGTCATTACCCCAACCCGTTGACCGTGGACTCGAATTCGTTCAGCAACTGGCGCACGCCGTTGATGTTCTTGAGCAGTTCCTCCTTCAGGGCAATGGGTGCCCGAACGCTGCCGTCGTTGCAGTGCAGTTCGATGGTCTCGTTCATGCCCTGCTGGCAGAGCAGCAGCGCGTAGGTGTGGTCGGTGAGTTTGTCCTGCATGTCCATCTCTTGCTCCTTCGAAGTGTAGCGCTCGGGCTGGTGCAACCCATCGTTCTCGTGGGCGTCCCAATCGATTTGTACCAGGTCGGCACCTTGACCACCGAATGCACGCAGCAGGTCTTGCTCAGACATAGCCACTGCACGACCAAACGCCTCTGCGGCGTTGGCATACCGCTGGTTCACGTTGTTGTGGAACTGCCAAAACTCCCAGTCCGTGTTGTCAATGGCATTGAGCAGGTCGGACATCTCATCGTTGCCATTGCGCGTGTCGGCCTCCATGTCCAGGCCGTACAGTTCAATGTAGTCACCCCTGCGCGTAAGCATCTCATCGTATGCCATTTCCCGCGCCGCGTGGGCAAGCCTGTACTCCACGTACAGGCTGACCAGCGTGTTGTTCCCCGAAATGTCCAGCATTACTTCAACTTTCTAACCACGTAGGTGCTCTCGTTGCCTTGAGCAGTCATGCGAATGTTGCGTTCCTTCCGCATCTGGTACTCGGTGCCGCGCACCACTTCGCTTTCAACTTCCTTGCCATCGACAAGGCTAACGTCACGGCGCACCAGCACATGGGTCGCATCCGACGTGGCCGTGAGAATGGCTGGTTCCTGGACCAACACCGCAGTCTCCTCGACAACCTCATGCGTGTGGGTGTGCTCAGCGGCACTGCCGTTCACAAACGCCTGCATGCTGATGCGGCGACCCGCCCTAATGTCGGCACGGACTTTGGCCCGCTTCTGGGCGTGCTTGACGCGCCCTGCAATCCTGCGGTTCACAGTTTCCTTCTCCAGCCGTCCTGCACGGCGAGCAGCACCATCATTGTGAGCTGCGGTTTGGTCTTGGCAACCAGTACCAGATTGCCCTTGACCGCTACACTCTTGTAGTAGTCATTGCCGAGGTAGCACCCAATCAGTTCATTGCCCGCCTGCCAACGATGCAGGGTAACACTGAACGTGGGCATGTCTTGCGCCATTTCCACTCCTTGTACCCGTTTCATAGTGTTGTGCCTAGTGGCACACCCAAAGTATGCCACACAGAACACTCTACCTGCTATCCCTAGTGGAGTGTCGCTGAACGTAGTGCGACGGGCAGGTTCTCCACAAACCATTCCTTGGTTTGCTCGGCATTCAAGCCCTGGCGGTGCAGTCGGCGCACCAAGCGCACCAGATCGTCCTTGGACCTGGCTGCCATCTCCTCTGGGGTGAGAGGCCGCACAATCCTGCTGGTGCCGCGGACCTTAGCGATCACGCCTGCACCCCCACTGGAAAGCTAGCTAGCTCTTCGAGCGCCTTGGCATCCCACTTGGCAGGCGCTTCGCTCTCACACTTGAAAGCGTAGTCGATGGCCGCAGGCTTGGTGCGGTCATAGTGACAGACTACCTCGTGGTAGCCGTAGTTCCCGTCGCGGGTAAATTTGAGGGACAGCCGTGCTCCATCCGGTTCCTCTCCCAGGGCACGCCGCAGGAGGGCCTTGAACGCATGGCACTCCGCTCTCATGCGTTCATAGTTCGTGCCAGAAACGTTGGCCTGTTCGCACTTTTCCTCGTCGGGTGCGCTGCCAATCTCAATGTAGTCCAACATCAGCGGTTTGGCTCCTCGTCGCTTTCCTGCACTTCCCACTCAGTTACGAGTGTCCAGCGCATGAACAGGCCCTCGCCCCACTCCTTGGCGGCAGCTTCGGTGGCGAAGCGCACACCGTTGCTGACCCAATCTTTGTCATTGGCCGTTTTTACGGCCACCTTGAAACTCTTTGCCATTAGATTACTCCTGGATTGAGGCATTGCCAGCCTGAACCAATGCAGAGCCATACGGTCTCATTGCTGAGCAATACAATGTCGCCCATGGACATGGTGCGCTCGTTGTAGACAGCCTTGTTCGCGTATGGGTTGTTCCCCTGCGCGTAGTACGCTTTGTCACACAGGACAATCTGGCTGTCATCGGCGACCACGGGAACGTAGTACATCTTGTACATTCCCTGCGCCATGTACCAGATTGCCCTGGCTGGAAACTTCTTGTCAAAGTAGACGTCCGAGCCTGGGCGCTGGTTGAAACGCTCAGCGCACATCTCCCAGTCCAGTATACCTACCTGGACCACAACTATGTCCACACTTGCTTCTGTAGCCATCTTGCCACTCCTATACGGCAGCTATGGTGCCGCAGCCACAGTATGCCACAGGGAGCGTCTAACGCGCCATCCTGTTGAGAACGATTGTTGCCGTCTGGGACACTTGCTCGATAAGCCTGATCCAGTGCGGCGGCATCGACTGAGTGCCTGCCAGAGGACGCGCATCGAACAGGTAGTTCCCGCCCTTACCAGCATGGCTTTCGGTGGTCTCACGGCCAAGGTAGTCCATGATAGAGAACCTGGCCCTGCGCTCCGTATCCGACCTGTGCCAGATACGATAGCGCTTGCCAATTTCCATCTCCTCAGGCTTCATGTTCAACCACCTGCCCAATAGTCCTTTCCCTCGACAGATTGTAAGCAGCTACGTGGTACTTGACTGCCCACTCCATAAGAGTCTGGTGCAGCAGGTACGCCTGAAATGGATCAAGCGTGATATGGTGCAGCATCTCGACCTCTTGGCTACGGGTTTCTATATCCTTAGCCATGATCTCGATGTGCAGGGCACCTTCGTCTGCGTAGAGGTTCAGGCTCTCTGTGTACCGAATGTTGCTGATTGGTTGGTAGGCCGTTACGCTCATGGGTGTATGTGGAGCTCCTGTATCGCCCTGGTGTATGCCACGTATTTCAGGTTCATTTCTTGCTCGATTTCCTCATCCTTCACAGCGCTTGGGTGTGGCATAAGCTCTGGGTGGATGATGTGGACAATGTGGCTCTCAAGCCCCTTGGCCCGATGCACTGTGCTCATTAGCACAAACTTGGTCCTGTCCGCACCAGCCTGCACATCGGCAAAGATGAGATTGATACGGTCCAGTACCTGCTGTACCGTTTCCATTCCCTGGCACAGTGCGTCGATGCAATCACACTTGTCTGCCAGTACCTGAAGCTTGGCTTCGTTGCTGATAGCCTTGTTGGGGTCAGCAGTAAGACGCGTTACTTCCTTGGCACGCCATTCACTTAGGCGCACCCCAAGATCAACGACTGTGTCATGGGGTGCTGCGTGACGCTTGATTAGCTTGGCTAGGTCTTGGCCAAACTCACGCCCCTGGATTTTGACGGGCACGTTGTTGGCAATCAGTTGGTAGGCCGCACTGACCAGTGGTGCATTCGTGCGACACAGCACCATGTGACTGCGCATAAACTCCAGCTTGGAGCTACGCACAACCTCACCAAAGTCTAGGTCTGGCTCACCCTCTGCGCCCGCAGCTTTCCACGCTGCATATCGAATCCACAGGTCTTGTGGGCACTCGAACTCGGGTACAATTGATTGTGCCAATTCCACTACAACGGGTGGGCAGCGTCGCGTGACTGTTAGCGGCAGTACCTTGACTGGCCTGTTGGTCTCTTCCAGCATGCGCTGCATGTTCGCCATGCTACGCGCATCAGCACCCCTGAACCTGTAGATGGCTTGGTGCTCATCTCCCACCAAGATAACACGCGCACCAGACGTGAGCACCATTTCTTGCTGCACGCGGTTCAAGTCCTGGCTCTCGTCCACAAACAACACGTCGAACTTCTCAATGGGCAAGCCTAAGACAACAGGCAGATACAGCATGTCGTCGAAGTCAATGGTACCCAGGTCCGACTTGCTCTTGGTCAAGCACATGCGCACCAGATTACAGATGGCCTTGGCGCTCTCTTCCAGCTCAATGCCATACTCGGCAGCCAGCCCAACAAGATTCTCGTTGGTGGGTTCCGTCAGTGTGTTCTTGCACAGGCTCACCAGTTTGAGCGTGGCGCTTCTCACCAGAGGTGCTGCCATTGGCGGCAGCATCTTAGCCACCTTGTCCTGGTCCAGCAGTTCTTTTATCTGGCGCTTGGTGTGCCTCACAATGGCTTGCCCGCCGAGGCTATGCAATGTCGCCGTACGAACACCACGCGGTACCTTGGTGAATAATTCGTCAGCGATAATTTTGCTGAAGCAGACAAAGGCCACTTTCTTGCCACGAGGCAGCACTTTCAGTGCCTCGATTATGGTAGTGGTCTTGCCCGTCCCAGCAAGCGCTTTGATAATGAGGTGGCAGTCTTCGTGCTGACACACCCCCATTATGTCCACCTGCTGTTGACTAAGCGTAAATGCCACGTTCACTCCCGTACCCTTTCATATGCGCTAGCCCTGGCTGCCGCATGGGTACATTGTGCGGCATAAGAAGCTCCCAGGGCAATCCCGTTAGGATAGTACCTTGGAATGGTACCTGAACTCGGGGTTCTCCCGAACAATACGTTTCGCTTCTTCACTGAAGCAATCCATAATGTTGCGGAGCTGGATTTCTGCTTCTTCGACGATGTGTTCCCAGCTCTGATTGCTGGTTTGTCCATCACCCCACTTGGCAGGTAGAACGTCACTGAAATACTCCGACGCCATGCCGTACGGACTAGGGGTGTTGTCCATCGCGTGGATGGCCTCACGAGTCAGAGCTACTTGAATATATCGTAAGGCCAAAAGTCGGGCCTGATCTGTCGTTAGTCTACGCTTCTTGGGCACCCTTCCACTCCTGTAAGGCCGCAATCAAGCGGTCCACTCCTTCTGCATTGAAGTGCAGCGCCGCAGCCGAGCCTGCATCTGGTGCGGTGAACACCCACACACGCGGCTCTTCCGCACTGCTGGATTCCTGTACGCGCACCATGACACCATACGTGTCCTTGAACTCGTCGTAGATGTCAAACCCGCGTGGGTTCTGCCGTACTGGCATTAGTTGTCCACCTCTTCGACGATGGCCTGCTGTGTGGCATCCATCAGCTTTTCCCACACGTGAGATGGCACAATCACCGACTTTTTGCTGGTTTCCGACTGGTGTGGCTCTGCCTGTCGCTCAGCCATGCGGCGAGCAGACAACAGGGCGATAAGGGTTTGGTCTTTCATCATGGCAGCCTTTCTATTGTGGGAATTGGGGCGTCCAGCTCAATGCCATTGAGATACCAGCCCATCTTTTGGACGTCCCAGAAGTACCTGGCCTTGCAGGTCATGCACTGCGCGGCGGGGACGTAGCTGGTCAACTGAAACTTCACGCGGGCAGGCACTGTGACTTTGCCATCACAGCGAGGGCAAGAGGCTTCTCTTGCCGTGCCGTCGATAATCTGTGCCGCAAGGCTATCGGGCAAGGCTGGTTTCCTCAGGCTCCACTACCTGGTGACCAGGACTAATGTTGAAGAGCAACGTAGGGTTCTGCTCCGACATAGCAGTTACCATTTCGTACACGCTGTCTTCTCGGACATCGTCGTAGATACCAAGAATCTCAAACGCATCGAATGGGTTTTTGGTATCCGCCACATCTGTGCGGTAAATCGTCACAACAATCATAGCACACTCCTTTTCTTTAGGCGGTACCTAGTGCCGCTTGCCCATAGTATGCAGCATATGAGTGTCCATAGGCAATCCTAGCATGAGTCTTGCCCTGTACATGGTGGCTGCTTTCTTGCCCGTGGGACTCAGCCTGCGCTGAAGGTACTTAGTCAAGCACTCTTTACAGCGGCCAGATCCATAGAAGCCCCACACGTCCGTAGCAGACCCAGGCTTGTATCCCTTGAATCTACCCTTGACCAACACCTTATTCTGCTTCACGGTTTTCTTGCCACAAAGCGTCATACCTTCACGGGCCAATACGTGGCGATTGGTATGGTAGTCCTCGGTCAACATGATGCAGGCACCCTTGAACCCTAGTGCCCAGAGAAGCTGAGTTGGTATCATAATTCCAGACAAAGAAAAGGGGCGGGGCCTGTCACACCCCGCCCCAATCTCGGCGGAGAAAAGGAGCTAACTCCGCCAAGCCAGAAAGCTCGACGGGGATCGAAGAAGTGTGAACAACACCATCCCCGCCGAGCCGCTTGCAGCCCACACCACGTTTTAGATCTCAGTGTTCTGCCCCACAAGATCCTTACAGGGAAGCCCTAGCCCTGACAGGCCAATAGGCTTATATGCCCCTGCGTCTTCGGGTGTCAGCCCGAAGTCCACATATATAACGCACTCCTAGCCTCGCCGCATGGAGGGAGTGAAGCTCGACATGCGGCATGGGCAGACTATACATAGCTTAGGCGTTGTTTCCAACGGTCTGCTCTAAGCCGATATCACGTGTGGTGGCGGGACAGGCACATGGAAGATGCGCCCATCCTTATGCTGTATCCTGCGCCCAATGGGCTTGAAACCGCCACGGTTCCACTGGTAGATTGATAGTTCTCTTTCGAAGTTGTGGTCCCAATACGCCCACGCCTTTTCGTAGTACATTGTGTAGACCACTGGTATCACTCCCTCGCCTAGGGATTTTGGCTTCACTCCAACGACGTACATGCCATCTACCATGTACGGCCTGTTTTGATACAGGCGTTCTCCCATTGCCCTCTATGCTCCAGGCTGCCAGTCTTGCCACTGCTACGCCTTGGTACAGTGTAGCAGCTAAGACTGTTCCGGTGCAAGTGGCCTGTTGAGAGGCATTTGATCGTGTTTGCGGTAGCAATCTACGCTGCAGAAGATGTCTGTACCAAACTCAATCGTTTGGCCCTTCTTCGCTGTTGCGAAGCGGTACACCATCGGTTTCAGCAGGTGGCAGAAGACACAGGGCGTCTTGTTGATAAAGTTCTTGGTCCCCTGGCTGAACAGTAGGGTATCCTCGTTGTCGTACGTCCCCACTAAACGAAAAGGTTTGCCACGCGGCTTTGCATTGGTCACAGATGATGTCGCCTCCTGGCACCGACATGCCACAATCGACGCATAACCCTGGCGGGAACTCTAACGAACCATGCGGCAGAGGACAGTCATCCTCGATGCAGTAGCACAGTCGCGTCATGCTTTTGACTCAAACTGGTCCAGCGTTACCCCACACCTGATTCCGTCATCTGACGAAATTACAGAACTAACCACTTCGACATCCCAGCCAGTGTGGGCGTCATGGTCCAGCACTCGGACCAGTTCGCGTGGGTTCTCGTAATCTACTTCATCACCAACATGGGTAGCCCGAAGCCACCACAGCTCGCCAACCTCAGGTGTCACGGCAGGTTGCCATCCCGCTTGTTGCACTCGTCTTCCATCTGCCCGATAAAGGCATCCACTACACCAATCACTGTGGCGGCGGCATTGAGCCACTCGTTTTCGTCTGGGTCTTCGTCGCCCGTAACCTGCCCCTTGAACAGGTCCTCGGAGCACCCGTCTTCCAGATACTCCAATACGTCCGGAGGTATGACGTCTTCCCATGCTTCCCACCCAACGGTGCCGTTGAATGTACCAAGCATGACCTTGAACGCCGTGGCCTCAATCCAGCGCCACTGCTCTTCCGTCCATTGGTAGTTGTACTCGACCTTTCCCTTTGCCAGAGAATTGCTATCCCACTTGGTAGCCTCTGCCAACTCGATGGTCAATGTCAGCTTGCGCGTTGCTGTATCCGTCACTCCAACGTTTCTCCTGGTACGAACTCACCCTTTACCCACCGCACAAAGAAACCAGCTTGCTCCATGTACGTTTTCTGAGACTTGGGTGTCATCAGGCTACCTTGCACGGTCTCAATGTACTCTTGCAGCAGACCCTCAAGCTGCTTGAGCGCCCTTGCGCTCACAACAATTTCCTTGTCCATTACACTCCTAGGCCCCATTGGGGGGTGCCATGCCAAAGTATAGCATGGCAGACCCTCCCTGGCGTATCCTAGATGGCCATCCAAAGGCCAGTGCCGCCAGTGGTCATCTCATTATCCCCGACGTACCCTTCCAGACACGCGAAGCACAGATACACGAACGGGGCAGTGGTCTCAACCCTGACCAATGTGCTGTCGCACTCGTTGTTGTCTGGAATACTCACCGCCTTGGTGTCGTCCGTTGGATGCAGGAACTCGATTGCCTTGTACTGGTAGTGGGTCGGTTTTCCACACTCAGCACATTTGTGTGGGTAGTACGGGGAATCTTCCAGGTTGTCTTCCGGATACGCCCCTTCCCACCACAAAGTGGTGTCTTTGAGACTGGCTTCCACTGCCTCCAGCACCTTGATGATGCCCGCCCCGTCCAACGTGTCGCTGGCGACTGGGCACATCCAGTTGCACTCGGGCTGAGTTGGTGGTGAAGTCCAACACTCTAGCCCCGCATCTTGCAGGGCCTTCTGGGCCACTTTGGTCTGCTCGAAAGTGCCGTTCGTCCAGACCAGGTACACACACCATTTCTTGGTGTCTTGCGTTACTGTTGCCATAGCAAAGTATACCACATAGACGGTGTTGTGTGCCTCCTAGCCCTGGAGTTTTGGAGGCTGAAACATGAGGTCTGTGAGTATGCCCTCAAAGGCTTCGGAGATGAAGTCATCCAAGTGCTCGAAACCAGTGCTCTGTACGAGAGCTTGACGCTCATCGTCGTCCCCCATAGCAAAGGTCTGCTTCTCGTCATCGGACAACTGGCTGGCCTGAGTCTCTGCCAGTTTCAGGGACGGAGTTAGGAAGAACGGCAGCTCTATGCTGCTGAATAGTTTCATTTGGTTATCTGCGGCCAGATTTTCCATCGTCTGGTACAGATGCGGGTACTCCGCCTTGAAGTCTTCCAGCGTCATACCTTCTCCTTTATCACAGTGCGCTTGCCAGTGCTGTCAATGCCAATGATTGTGGGCACGCCAGCCTTGAGGGCTTGGTTCACCATGTCTCGGGTGCCCTTGCTCTGGGACAGGTCGTCGTGGAACGCCAGCACAATATCTGGCGCTTCCCTCAACATCTCGCGGTTGCGCAAGGGACCAGCAGCACGATGGTACTGGTCCCAATTGGCAGGGTGCGGATGCACCGTGTAGCCAAGACCTAACGCAAGGTCTCCAGCGATTGTGTCCACTCCACGTGCCGCGCCATGCACAATCAATGGCGCGTGCATTAGGAAACCCTGGAGGGCGTCTAACACGACGCCACTATGTCCAGGGGTAGTCCAGTTCCGGTCGCCCGTAACCAGGATAGTAAGCTGCTTCTCAGGCAGTGACTGGGGTTGTCTTTCGACCAAGGCTGCTCTTCCTTTTAGGTGGCTCTACCAGGGCGGCTTTCTCGTGGTAAATGGCCGTCTCGTACTCCTCGATGGCTTCCGACAGCTCTTCGTTCACGGCCTGAACGTAGCCGCGCATGTAATCCAGTACCTTGACGCTACGACGCGCAATAACACTGGCTTTGGGCGTAGAACTCAGGTCGTGTTTGATTGCACGTACCAGTTGGTCTACGGCTTTGTGGCGCAGGATAGCCTTAGCCATCCGCGTATAAGCCTCGTCTCTTGTGGGAGGCGGTGCTTCAGGTGTTTGTGTAGGCTGTGCCATGTGCATAGTATACCCGTACGAGCGTCTGTAACGCTATCCAGGGCACAGAAAAGGGGCTGCATGGTTAGCAGCCCCATGTGCCTGGAGACGCAGGGCTATTCCTCGTCTTCCTCTTCTTCGGTGTCGGCGTCCTCGTCCTCGGTTTCCTCGTCCTCATCCGGCTCAGGCTCTGGGGCCTTGTACGCCGTGATAAGTTGGCACGGACGGCGGTAGCCCGTCAGCTTGGTGCTGAGACCAAGTAGCACCTGTAGGTCTGCGACGACCTCACTAGTCCCGTGCTTGGCGAGAAACGCCACGGTGCGTTTCTTCATCAGGGCCTCTGCTTCGGGTGTTTTCCACTCCGGAAGCGGGGCTTTCTTGGCCTTGACGGCCGTTTTCACTGCTGCCACGTCTTACTCCTTGCGCCTATGGCGCTTCTATTGGTATGCCTTGCTGCACACCCCTACATAATACTGCCCGCGAGTTCCAACCTGCAATCCCAACTGGGATTAGCACTTCTTTCAACCTTTCTTCTTGAACTGAACACAGTGTAGGCAGAGCAGATCCCTGCGCATACGGCACATCTCTCCAGGGGGTGGCTTGTGACTAACAACAACTCCGCCGCAGTTCGTACAGTAGTGAGTACAGAGACCCGATTGAATCATCAGACGATTTCCTGTGTGGGAAATTTCTTGATTGTATTCCCGATAAACACACCAGGACTAGGGTGTTTCGCCAGCGTGCAGCACAACCTGGGATGGTAGCTGTCACCCAACAGATAGGCGTATGCCTTGCGTCCATCGCGAAAGATCACCACCAGTGCCTTCATCCTGTTGTTGCGACCAATGAACAAGATGTGTGACGGCAGTGAGATCACATGCCCATGGACGGCCAGGGCGGTCATAGAAAAAGGCCCGCTCCCTTGAGGGCACAAAGGAAACGGGCCTTCTCGATGACAGCGGGGATATGGCAAGTCACCCTGCTGCTTTGGTAACTATACCACGTTTGTGTTTCGCGGCGTGTAGACATTTGCCTACGATTATCTTCCTTTCCTTCATGAACCTGGACCATACTATCACTATTATACGCGCACACGTTGGCGTGTTCCTGCACAACGCCTCAGTTATGGCGCGCTCGTTTGTAAGACCGAAGAACTCTGGTGTACCCCACACCGTGACAACGTATGGTCGTCTCTCGTTCTGTAACAGGACTCTCCACCCGTGACGCTTGCCATCGTCTGCACGGTAGAGTACGTCTACAATCATTTTGCCCTCAGCTAACGCAGTGCGTCTACTTCACTCCAATGCGAGTCTGCCACGTGAATGCCCATCAGCCTCGCTGCACGTACTACTTCGCCCCTACCAACGTCATCTCTATCGGTGGTCACTACCGCCCCCACGGTTATGCGTAGGTGATAGTTGCCCTCATCTTTGGGCCTGACGGCGAAGTACCTCTCTGTACCTCCTCCTCTTGGTATCTCATGCCAGACACAGGCTGGCACAATCCTACGTGCCAGCATCATCTTGCTCTTGCCCAGGTAAGTAAACATACCTAACACATACTACAGCTTAGCGATGTCTAAATGCAAGTGCCACGAGAAAAGGGCAGGGGTGCTATCCCCTGCCCAACCCCCGCTAGTTAGTCGGCGTCCGCGTCCTTGGCTTTCCAGATGCGGTACGTGCCCGCCTCCTCGTTGTGGCGCATGACCAGGCCCAGGTCGTCGGCGTGGTTGTAAATCCAGCCGATGTTCATGCTGGTGTAGTTCTGGTCCTTCTCCGACAGCGTGGTCTTGGTCGACTTGGCCCATGCACGGTGCAGGCGCTTCGCTTCCGTAATCACGTTCTCGGGCTTGCCAGCGCCGTCACTGTCGGCCAGCTCAGCCTTGCTCACCAGTTTCAGCGCCTGATACACGAAGTAGCGCTTGGCACCGATGGTGGACGGGTTACCCCACCCGCTGGTGTCGACCTTCGGCACTGCGGCTTTCTTGACCGCGCCGTTGGCCTTCGCCTTGGTTGGGCGTGCCTCTGGCTCGTCCTCTTCCTCGTAGTCCGCAGCCGCACGCTTGGTGCTGGTCTTGGCCGCGACCTTGGCGACTGCCGCTTTCTTGGCAGGCCGCGTAACCACGACTTCCTCTTCCTCCTCGTCGGGGACTTCGTCCTCGTCGTCCTCATCGTCCTCGACAACGGGGGCCTTGGCCTTCACTGGCGCGGCTTTCTTGGCAGGCGCAGCGGTGGCTTTCTTGGCGGCGGGGCGCCCGACGACTTCCTCTTCCTCCTCGTCGTCATCCTCGTCGTCCTCATCATCTTCCTCGTCCTCGTCGTCCTCGTCCTCGACTACGACGCGCTTGGCCGTGGGCTTCGTTGGGGCCTTGGCTGCGGCTTTCTTGGCTGTGGGCTTGACAACGACTTCTTCCTCCTCGTCGTCCTCCTCATCCTCGTCGCCTTCGTCCTCCCCATCGGTGTCCTCGTCCTCTTCCTCTGCGTCTTCCTCCTCGTCGGTCTCCTCAGCCGCCCCGCTGGACTGCTCCATTGCTTTGGCGCAATCGGCGTGGTACGGGTCGTCGTCGATAATCACTGGCTTGCCCGTGGCGATTGGTTTGTCACACAGCGTGCAAACCACTGGTGTCTTGCTCTTGCTCTTTGCTTCGGCCATTAGCCCGCTAAACTCCTTAGAATGGCTGGTCGTACTTCAGACGCTTTAGTATCTGGCGGTCACGCACCACACCAGCGATGGTGGTACGTAATGTACAGGTAGGAGAACACACCCTCAGCTTTCCGGCTTTCTTGTGCGCCGCAATCTTAGCCTTACCCGCTACCACTGACGTTGCAAGCTCTTGCGCTCTTGTGCGCATTAGCTCACTACGCATATACAGGGGGACGGCTTTGCTTGGCACACTACACTTTACCAGCCCAGGCTTCCCTTTGGCAAGGTGGGGCCTGAGCAATGAAGGTGGCTTACTCGCCGCGCTTACGAACGCATCGGCGGGTATATACTTGACAATCAAGATGATTGCCACAACTAACAGCAATCCGAGTTTGGCTTCTGTGTCCACCTATATCTTCTGCAGTTCTGCCTCCATTAGCTGGAGGATACCTTCAGCTTCGTATTGGCCGTCGATGTGTCCAAAACTGCGCGTGCTCACCTCGGATAAGATACTCATCATACCAGTGGTTTCCGACCAGAAATGCGGCCGGTCCTGGTACTCGAGGAACGTGTCAAACGTCGGCCGCAACATTGTATCCACTGTTGCGTATAGCGTAACCACACACTCCACGGTATCTACTACCAAGTAGGTGTCGGGGCTATCCTTGCCCTGGTACACCTTCTCACTCGGCTTGCTACCTATATGCAAGCTAGACCTCCTATTTACTTGTTCAAGTGCGCTGCCCCCACTTGGGGCCAACAAAAACAGTATGCCACCAAAGTTATCCGTGCGGCAATCCCAGTGGAGCGTCAAAGACGAAGTTCGTTGGGAACGGCTCAAACCCACCCTGCTCATTATACACCAAAATGACAAAGGGGTACCCCAGTCTTTGGCGTAGAGCCTGAACAGCTACCACGTTGAAGTAGGCATGTCCCGTTACCAGGAAGAATATCCTACTGGAAGGCCAGATCCTCTCCACGCTGGCACGTATCTCGGCGGTCACATCTAGTATGTAATCTCGCGTTAGTGGCCGCCGAGCTAGCATGGATAATGGATAGAGAACTACCTGGTCCTTGAGCCACTCCTCAAGGACCGCCTTATCGTGGTGGTGTGGTGTTGCTGAGACTACCGTTAGCACCACTGACCTGCTGTTGGGTCCGTGCTTTCTCCAGCTTCGCTCGCGTACGGTTTGCCTTCGCCATCTGTCGGCCAAGTTTGATCTCCAGCTTCTCCAGCTTGGAGGTTTGGTCAGCCACGTTTCACCTTCTTACGCCGCACAGGCGCGACCTCTTCCTCTTCTTCCTCGTCGTCTTCCTCGACCTCGGCTACCTCTTCCTCCTCATCATCGTCTGGCTCCTCCTCCTCACGCTTGGTAGCAAACAGCATGAGTACTTCGCCAAGCTCGTCATCATAGTCGGTGACAGCAGTTAGGTCATACCCGCGCACCCGTAGGGGTTTGCGGACACCCTCGCGGATTTTGACCTTCTCGGTTTTGCTGGCGACAGGGATGACCACTGCTTTCTCGCCCAGCTCCAGCCTGATAAGCCTGCGCACCAGTTTCTCGTACTCTGGGTTGCGCGACCCAGGCGAGCGCCCCTTTGGCACGTCATCCCTGCGGATGGTGCGGGCAACGACAATCAAGCCGTTCTTGGGAGCAGCCTGCTCTGGCTCCTCATCGTCCTCTACAGGACGCCGTTTCTTCCTATGGGCTATGACCACTTGGTTATCTCCTTGCTGGCACTTTTTGCCATAAGGCAACTATACAGCAGCAGGCTTCCCATTTGCAAGTTGCAGTTTTGCAGTGGAGTTAGTAGTCTCTAGGGATCATGCCAGGAATCTCTTCAGGGTCCTGAGGGCGTTCACGAGCCAGTTCTATTGTGACGGCCCCATCCTTGCGGATGGTAGCAGCATTGCTCATCCTGGTCCACTTCGTGGTGAGCTTCGAGTACTCGTCTTCACTCACGTAACCGAATATACGTATCGCTTCGATTATAGACAGTACATCGTTCTCAGCACACGCCTGCTGGACCATCTTCAAGAACGGAGCTAAACGGTCTCTAGCCATTTACGTACCTGTTCATAGGGTACCCCGTAGGATGATAGTTCTAGATACGCTGCTTGAATCAGGTTCGAATACTTCTCTGGGTCTTTGTTCCAACGGTACTGACAGAAGTTACGCATCATCGGTGCCCTGAGCTCTGGATACTCAGGCAGACCTTCGAATGCTCTTTCGTCGTCGTGTTGCTTGAAGTCACGGTACGCCTGCAACGTTTGTATCACAGCCCGCCAGTACGGACCTATCACGTTCTCCAATCGTTTGAAGTCGTCGTGGTGGTACTCTATCTGTTCGCGGATGTTGCGCTCTGCCCTGGTTAGCTCAGTGGCAACTAGCGGACCAGTCTTCATCATTGGCGGTGTGGCTTCGAAATACTGGTACAAGTCAAACGGCTTGACGTCTTCGCACTCTCGGTACTTTTCCCGATACACGTGGAAGCTGTCCTGCACTATGAACATATGTCCCATTGGCACATGCAATGACGCAGCCACCCACTCCTGGACGTGGCTCCACTGCATAACGTTGTACGGTATCCCCCATACCGCATCGTTGCTACGAATGATTTGCATCCAGTCCAGCCTGCCTTCTCTTATCATGGCATGGGCATAGACGTTGCAAGCTCTGTCATTTGTCTGGGCCTGGTAGTTATCCCAATACGGGTGGCTGAGAACAATACTAGCCTGTCTGCTGTCGGGGTCTGCCACCAGGGTCTGGATTACATGCTCAAGCTGGTCTATTCCAGAATAATCAAGGCTCTTCCTAGCACCGTAGTCATAATGGCGCATTCTATCCCCATACGCCGCATTGAAACCAACTACATCACGCTGCCAATGGGGTGTACCTCTTGGGCCATCACCCTGGATGTCGATGATGCTACTGTTGTAGAAGGCCAGCGCCTGAGCATCATTCTGCCCCGTGATAATATGCATCGCTTCAACAAGGGCAAACGGCAGATTGATCATTCGACCCATGCAGGTCGTAACACGCTTTCGTGGGTCCAATATAAGAGCCGTGGTGGGGTGTAGTTCCCTCGTCGTCTTACCCCTTGGAGAGGTCTCGGTACCTTTTGCCATGAGGGTCTTACAGATGTCGGCGTAGTAGTCGTTTACACCCACTGCCGAGAAGTGCCATGCCTGGGGAATATCAGTTATTGTCATAGCTTTGTGTGCCTACCTACATTGTAGCAGCTAAGACTTCTGTATGCCAAACAGGGAAGTACACGTTGGACTTATAGGTATGACCATACCTATTTGCTATCCGCATCTTGCCTTTCCGCAGCCTGCCCTGCTTGACCAGGTCTTCTAGCATTTGCCATAGACTGTTCTTGTTCTGGAACGTTGTGACCAGTACCAGCTCTTTTGCCGTAAACGGTCCTAAGACCATAGTGGCATATTCGCAGCACTGCTGATACAAATCATCCAAGGATTTGTCGCGGCCAGATCTCCTCTCGTCAAAGGGTACTTTGCGTTGACAGTCATTGATAGTGCGGGCTATGTCGTAGCTCAGTGGTATCTGGAACGCGGGACAGTAGTAACCCTCGCCTCTTTCACGAAGCAGCTTACAGTCGAAGCAAGAGCTAATCCGCCAAGACACCTGCCCACTCTCGTAGTTTTTGGTAGTCCTCTTCATACATGAAGATCCGCCAGTACAGATACTTACCCCTACGGCCTAATGTCCTGCGGTGGTACACAGCACATATCGCGACGCTGTCAGGGAGCGTCACAACCGCCTTGATACCCCGCAGTATGGCACGCACACTACCGTAGCCCCCAAGCGAGTCGGTCCTCTTGATCTGGAACGCGTAGAGCTTGCGACCTATCCACACGTTGTCCAGAATCGACCTGCTCTGGCTGCTCCGTATCGCGACCAGGTGGTACGGGAGCTCCTCCCCTATCCTGCGTATCTCGTTCTCCTTGGTCTGGCCCCAGGCTTTTCTTGAGCCTTTTCTTGTCCACGCCATGAGGCTTACTCCAATCAGGATGGTACGAAGCAGGTTCTGCAGGTCCAGGGAAAGAACTTTGAAGACGGCCGTCTTTCCATAAGCCGTGGAGCTCTAAGAAGAGACGCCCTTCCATCACAGAGGGGGCACCTAACACGAGGTATACGATTGTGTGCCCAGAATGTTCGCCTATGACGTTCGCTAATCCCTTCAGGGCATCCAAGGGACGCCGGGATTCCAAGTTTAGGAGAACGTAGAGTGGACTTGCAATGCACGCAGGTCCACACGTCTTGGTCAGGGGTTTGGGCCATGAGGCCCCATTGGTGATAGCGGCGCTTTGTGATCCAGGTACGCTTTCTGAGGAACTCATTGTATGCTAGCGTCACTCCTTCCGGTGGAAACTTGATTACACAACCAAGGCATCGCTTGGGCGTTACCTTGATACCCTGATAGTACGTGAGTAGGATGAAGCATGGACGGCCACACACCACACACGTTCTGCTCTGGCCGCTTTTGGACAGAGTGTAGTTGCTGTTCTTCAGGATGTGGTCCTCCACTTCAAACACTAAGACCTCCCCATTGGTCAGCCATCGCTTCGGCTATACCAGGGAAAGTTACGCTTCGTATCTTGCCTCTGTCAACACTGGTTACCATGTCGAAGAAGCGCGTCTGGAAGCGTTTGGGCACATACTTAGTAGGTCTCAGCAAGGGCAGGTGCCGGAGCCATAAATGTGTCTTCTTCTGCTCCGTGTCGCCAAACTGCCAGGGATGAATCATCTGGTCTGGCAGTCTAATGCGCGTGCTTATGAGACCCACAGGGTTCTCAATGCAGATATAGTATATAGGCGCAGCCATTAGCTCTCGCACAAACGCCAGTGCTTCTCGTGTCTTCGCTGGACGTCCAGGAGCACGGTACCACACTGCGCCTGATATTGCTAGGTACGTGCAGGGCGGATGCGCTACCATAAGGTCCCAGCCGTCGTGGAGTATATCCCGCACGTCTCCACGGTAGTGGTAGCCAGGGTTGGCTTCACTACGCGCCAAATCACAAGAGACAGCAAAATGGCCGCGACGCGCAAACGCATCACGTACACGACCACTAAACTCACAAGCAACCAATACCCGCACACCTACCCACTATAGCCGCCTAGACTACTCCCCTGCAATCTAGCTTTGAGTAGGTTTTGAGCAGTCCGTGAGCTAGGTGCCGCCACCCCGCCCTGAAGCAACGCGCATTTCTGCCATCCGCCACATGCTCTCTCGATCCAGGGCATTGACGTACATCTGGAAGTCTTTGGTTAGGGCGTCAAGTGCTTCTTCCAAACGGATAAGGTTGTCTAACTCTCGCTCCAAGTTGGCAATGCGCTTGCTCGCCTGCACCTTACCCCAGAGTGCATCCACGTAGACTTTGCTGCTACGCTCGGGGGCAAATATGCGGAAGAGGCGCTTTTTGGATCTGTCTAATATACGCTCTTGCGCTTTCTTCTCACCCCTAGTTATCCCGAGCAATGCGTTCACTCGTGCAAATTGTGCTGCCCAATACGACTGTAGCGCACGTAGCTCACGCGGCTGAATCATTGTGATGTCGCTGGGAAATGCGTTGTCCTCAGTTATCTCGGGCATCTGCGCCGGAAACGGTATGCTCAAGCGCGCCAGAGTCTCAAGTAACTCGGTGCGCGGTACAACCAGTTCCAGGCTGCGGATCATACGTGGGGTCAGCGGGGCTACCGCCGCGAGGTTAGTATGGTCTTTAGTCGGCATTTATCCACTCCTTGCCGCAGTCTTGCATGGGGCATCTAGCCAGCACCCCATCCGGAAGGTCGCTACCCCTAAATGTCTCAACGACGCTTCCGTCGTGTGGACAGACCAGTGCTACGACGAACCCACGCCGGTTCGCTATCAGTTGTGCCGTTACGAGCTTCTCCTGGTCTGCCTGGGTCAACGGTATACTCTTCTCTTGGAAGTGCCCGACTGCGCTTCCTAGCGAGCTTCTCCGCCAGTTGAAGTCGACATACCCTGCAACCGGATAGACCTTCAAACGTCTTGGGGTTCTGGTGTTTCTTGTAGATACCCTTGAGGTGCCAGCAGGCATGGCAGAGTACTAGATGCCTCTTTCCAATTTGATGGTATTGCGGTACGTCCTTGTCGCTGCCGTTAGTGTAGTACCACTTGCGTTCCAGGCAGACATTGCAAGTGTAGTTGCTAATCTGGTCGAGTGTTGCGTCTCTAGTGGGGTAGAATTTTCCAGGATTCTTGGCTTTCCATTTCTCACGCTCTTTGTAAAGCTGGAGCCAATACCTCTTTTGCCACAAAGCTAGGGTAACCATGTATGCCTACATTGTACCCGCTGGGACGGTCTAGCCGCCAGCTTGCGTGATACGTAGACAGTTCAGGCTTTGACGGCAATTAGCGAACATACGATCCCCAGGCTGAACGTGGCCCTTGGAATCCATAGTGCAGCCGTGCTCTGGCAGCGTACCTTCCTGACGGTGCTTACGCAAGATCTTGTACTGAGCACGTAGCTGTGCGATCAGCTCTGGGTCCCGATTGATGGGCAGCTCGAAGTACTCTTGCGTATTCTTGTTCTCGAACCAGAGGATCCCTTTGTTGATGTGGAGCGCCTGCATGTAGTTGTGCAGTTGCCAGCGGTATCCCTGTAGATGCTCTGGTAGCTTGTGCGTTCTCTCCACTTCCTTGAAGGTAGCGTCGTTGGCACCCTTGACATCGATGACGTAAATTTCCCCACCTATTTCCACCACGTCATCAGGTGTGCCCGCCACATACCACGGAAGATACTCTACAAGCTCCTCTTGCGCGTGTACAGTTAGGTACCCTGCCCGTTGCATACGCAGGAATATTGTGTGCCATCTAAGATGTCGCCAGTGGCCGTCGTCAAATAGACTGTTGGTACGTGGGTTCTCGTCTATCTTCCCTGGCATACCATTGATAGCAAGCATCTGCTCGCGTAGGCAGCGCTTAGACCCAGATGGGCTGAAGTAAGTGCGCTGTCTCGGTAGCTTACGGGCCAGAAGTAGTTTGGCTGCGAACGCAGCTTCCGTCTTACTAAAGTCACCCAAATCCTGGGTGATCATAAACTGGTCTACTAAGGGCGTCAGTATCTTAGTCGGGTCACGCCTGTTCTTCAGGTACTTCTTTATGTCAAAGCCAGGAGACATCTCTACACTGCCTGCAAGAGTCCCTGTTGCACCCGTCAGTTTTGACAGGGAAACCCTTCTTTCTTAGGAACATACTGTCACATTTGCTCAACAGGTGCGGGCTTGGGACCAAGATGATACGCTGCTCCGTCTTGGTGTCCTTGGTTTTGAACCACACCTTGCGCTTCGTCAGAAACATCAGGCGGTAGTAGCTCTCGTACATCTCGTGGATCCAGGTGCTGCGCTCCCCCACTGGCATGTTCTTGGGCAGTATATATACCCACTTCAGGGTTTGAATGCTCGTGGGATCTCCCTGTATTGGAAACGCTCTCGCTTGCATAGCAGTCCTGACATATGATGATCTGAGGCAGTGTGCAGCCAGACGGTCCCCGCCACATGACACACGTCGCTCTTGGGTAGACAATAACCTCACACTCTATACAGCGTAGATTATAGTGTCTGTGGTAACCTGCCACTACCCTACCAGTGTACCACGGCGAGCGTTCTTTATGCGCGCTTGAATCGCACCAGTGTAGATCACGAACTTCTCAAACTGATCTTCCAGGTAGGCCAGTTCTTGAATCAGTTCGTCACGGGTGGGATGTTGGAAACCCTGCATACGTGAGCTTTCGATGTCGTCCTGACACATGACCACAAACTGTTTGAGAGCGTCGTAGCATCCCTGGAGAGACCCGTGGGAGGTCCCTGGCAAGATGGAAATATTGCACGACGGACAGACCAAGGGCGCAGTATCATGATCATTCATGAGATGGCCAGATTTTGGCGATGGACCATTTCGGCTGGCAGGACCACCAGGTCTATAGGAGAACCCTCTATTTGGTGAAAGGTAATCTGTATACATGGTGCCAGACCTTCTTTGGAAGCTGCACGTTGAAGCAGTTTCCAGTCTGCCACGCGAATGCTAAATGATAGGCGTTCGGTCTCCTTGTTGTCCGTTAGTAGCTCGTCGTCCTTGACGTCAAACTTGGCATGCCAGAATCTACCTGATGACGGCTGAGCACGGCCCACTCGTGCTTTCGCCCATGCCTGTTCGTGACGCTTGTTATCCTTCGTGGGCTTATCTGCCCACTTAGGACGACTCATCGTCAGGCGCTGGATGCATGTGCATCATCTCGTGCTGGAGCTTGGCCTGCCACCACATACCATGCCAGTCTCGCGCGAGGATAAACGCCTTACTGTAGTGAAATCCAGACGCCTGCAATTTCTCGAAGTACATGTGAAACATCTGGGCCAGTTCGTCCAGCCCTTGCCCCACTTGATCGCCTTCGTGCGTCGTGCTCAAACCGCGCAGGAATTCCTCAACTGCATCACCGATCGGTTGGTCGTCTTTTGGTTCTTGTTTCCTAGGCATTCGTTGGCCAATCTGGATCTGGAATCGGTGCAACATCGCCCGTCATAGCGGGTAGTATGTCGGCACTATGGGTAAGTATAACACCCTGAACGTTGGCAGTACAATCAGCGTGGTTGACCATGTGAGTGACAGTTTGCAGGTTATCTGTGATGTCCACCATAAGGTCTTGGACCATCTGCTCACTGACTTCAGGCCCCAACGTAAGTTGGATCAGCACTTCACCAGGGTCGGGTGCTGGCACCACTGATTGGGGTGCTACTTCAATGTCTTTAGTCGCCACTCTGTCCTCGCATCTTCACTGCCGCTTCTAGCAGACGTGCCAGCTTGGGTTCGCGTTCCAGCTTGTTGAGGAAGGCCAAGCGCATCGCAGGTGGTGTCCACTTGGTACCGTAGCGGAGGCCAGTTTGTTCTACTACACCGACTTCCAGCCCTAGTTGTAGTAGTTCGCTGTATCGATCCACCGCACGTAGCTCGAAAAGGTACCGGAAAGAACCGTCTCTTTCCGCGTTCGCGCCCGTTTTGTCCTTCTCAACGCGGACCCGTACGACACGTCCAATAGTACCATCTTTCTCAACGACCTTACCGTTTTCAACTTTGCGGGTCTTTCCTTTGATTGCCTCACCCTTTCGAAAATCGACACGTTGAGAAGCAAAGAAACCAAACGCTCTTCCACCGACGGGTTTTTCTGGGTTGCCATAGTGAACCCCGACGTTTTCTCGCACCTGGTTTATCAAGACGACAGCAGTTCCGCCAGAGTTTACAGCGTTCCACTTGCGCGCCATCTTGCTGGTTAGCTTCCCCATTTTACCCATTTGGGAAGCCTCTGCGGATTCCTCCAGCTCGTCCTTTGGTACCAGTGCGGCTATACTGTCCACCCCAACTACTTCGAATTTACCTGAGCGTATGAGTGTCTCACCAACATCGATTATCTCCTCGCCCACTTCCAGGTCGCCAACCATAGTGAGCGCGCTCAGGTCTATTCCCAGGCGGGCCGCGTGCAGAGGATCGAAGCTATGCTCCGCATCCATCAAGGCGCAGTTGAGTCCCGCCTGCTGTGCCAGCGCTATTGTCCTGTACAAGGCATGACTCTTCAGGGCTGCATACTGGCCGTAGAATTCGGTTATACGACCCAATGCGATCCCGCCACCCAAGAGAAAATCCAGAGTCAGTATCCCAGTCGAGATTCTCCGGATCTGGAACTTCGGGTCCGATGCGCGGAAGAGCACCTGCTTCCCGAACCTCTTCTGCAATATCGTCTGCACTTCCGCTAGTTGTGTGGGCGCAAGTGTGGCAGACTTCGACTTCATAGACCACCTTCTTCAGTTGCTCTTCCGTGCGGGGTTCTAGACACGTGAAGCAGCGATGCAGTGGCGCAACTGCTCTGCGCTTCCTCAGAAAATCTAACATCATCAGTACATTCCTCCTCTACTTCGGTATCGGGTACTTCGCATCTTCGAACACAATGCTGTTCCTGTCAACTTGTCGCTTGCCATACACCAGAACGACTCGTCCTTTGAACAGATTAGCGCCATGTTGTTCCCACCATTTCGGAAACACCACCACGTCCCAGGTACCCAACCCGTCGTATTTGACCTGGACGAAACCCATCTTGTAACCATTCTTCGTAGTGATTTCACGTACCCTATCCACTTGCCCGCCAACCCAACACCATTTATCCTGAGAGCTTGTTAGGGACTTCAGGTTCAAGGGCCTGCGAACCTTGCGGTCTAGAACAACGCGGTATTGATCTATGGGGTGGCTAGTCACATACGTACCCAAAAGTTCAAGCTCGGTTTGTCCTCGGTCTTCGTCTCCCTGTGTGCCAATGGTTTCAAAGGCACCTACTCTGCGTAATAGTTCAATGACGCGGACGTTGCATCTTCGTCGTGTTACTGTCCTCCTCAAATGTTCCTCGGAGGTGAATGGCCTGTTCTCTACTAGCTCAGCGCAGGCTGTAACCCCTACACCCTTTATAGCAGTCAGGCCGTAGCGGATGCCACGTTTACCTTCCACGACAAATCCTGAACCTGACTTGTTTACGTCGGGTGGAAGGAAGCTAAGTCCAAAGAATAACTTCGCCTCGTCTATGTAGACAGGGTAGTCATCCTTATTGGCATAGCTCAGCAGGGTACAGAAAAACTGTGCTGGATAGTGTGTCTTGAGCCACGCTGTCTGGTACGCTAGTTTCGCGTATGCTGTCGCGTGGGCGCGGTTGAAGCCGTACCCTCGGTAGTTCCATATCATGTCCCATATCTTTGTGGCTATTTCTAGGGTGCAACCGTTGTGCAATGCCCCTTGGGCTGCTCCCTTGGATTTGCCACTGAGCTTGTCGTAGAGTTCGCCCCCATTGAAGAACAGTGGCTTGAGTTCGTCCCATATGTCACCCTTCTTATACTTGATGGCCTCTTTCAGCTCGTCTACAAGGTGGTGATCGAATCCTCCGATTTGAAGTCCAATCTCCATGACTTGTTCCTGATATAGAACAACCCCCTGCGGTAAGATACGCCTGAGCCGTTTGTCTGGTAGCCTACGCCTGAGGTCTGTAGTTGCACCATCACGGCCTTCTCTATACTGCTCCACGAACTGGTTAGCACCACCGCGCCCGAGGGCCATGACAGCAATAAGGTCCTCAAAGCTCTGGAGTTGTAAATCTCGAACAACCTGCCTGGAAGTACCACCTTCAACCTGGAATACTCCCGAGCACGCACCTCTATTGAGAGTGGCCCAAACCGCTGGATCCTCGTACTCATACATCTCCGCAAATGGATCTTCCCCTATCAGATCAATGCAGTCTTGTATGACATCCAGTGTAGTCAGGCTCAGGATATCAAACTTCACCACACCTAGCCGCTTGAGACCGTCCATATCATACTGAGTCACTACAGCCGCTTGACCACGCCCCTGTCCACGCCCAACCATCATCGTTGGGACCAGTTTGCGTAGGTCGAACGCTTGGTCTGCAATAACTATGCCAGCAGCATGCTTGCCTTCGCCTGTGATGAGGTCCTGAGCTGTCGTAGCCCACTCATAAAAGCTAGGGTAACTAACCATAGCCCCCTTTAGTACAGGGTGTAGATGCTCGTCTTGAAGCAGTTCCTTTAGGTCGCCACTAGCCTTCAGGTTGACGATGAGTGCTGCATCTGGCAGAGACTTACTTGCCGCAAATTGCTCGTTGCGCGGATACCCCAACGCCCCCAGGATGCGTTGTACTGTGCTCCGTGGGCCACCCCTGCCGAACGTACCTACTCGTTGGGATTGGTACGGTGCTTGATTATATCTGCTAAGTAGGTATTTGACGACTTCTTCGATCCTGCTGTGCGGGAAATCAACATCGAAGTCCGGGAGGCTTGGGCGCGCCGGATTGAGAGCACGCTCAAACATAAGATCATACCGCACAGGATCCACATCAACAATGCCCATAAGATAGGCTGCGAGTACCCCCGCCATACTGCCACGGCCAGGGCCGACACGAATCCCACGAGACCTAGCCCAATCAATATAGTCGCGAACAATAAGAAACTCTTCTTCGAACGTACTGCCGAAGATGACGCCAAGCTCGTATTGTAGACGAGTCCGGTACGTCTCAATATCCTTTGCCAGCCCTCCACGTCTCTCCAGCACTCGCAACCTCTTTTCGCAGATTGCGCGCATATAGTCAGCAGACGATACTTCCGTATTCTCTCTTGGAGCAACTGGGATGTGCCAGCTTCTTTGCTCCAGTTCTGGGATACTGAGCTGTATATCGTCTGTGTACTCTCGTATAGTGCGCTGGCTAGCTGCCCATACTGCGGGTTGGTCTGCCCAGAGTGCTCGCATTTCAGACGTTGTTTTGAGATGATATCCTGAGCCATCAAAGTGGAATCTGGTCGAATCCCTCCAAAGGGACATCGTCTGGCATGCCAGCCATATGTCGTGTACCGAATGGTGCGATGCTTCAACGTAATGGCTGTCGTTGGTGATGACCAGTGGGAACCCGTACTTGTCGTGCCACCTGATAAGCCTGTTGTTGACCTTCTCCTGGTCATCGTTAGCCCGCCTGTCGCCAGTGTTCTTCAGGTTATAGTCATGCCGCTGTAGCTCGAGATAGAAGTACGGGAACAGTTCCCTGAAATACTGAGCATACTGGAGGGCCGTAGCGTTCTGGTTGGCTAGGATTAGCTGCGGTATTGGACCATTGAGACAAGTCGAGCTGGCGATAAGGTGTCGTCGGTCTTTCCGCGGTATTGCTTCCAGCGTACTATAATCGACACGAGGCTTATAATAGAAGTGGCTAGGATCGTTCGCGGTACTGCTAAGTTCGCACAGTACCTCGTACCCTCGTCTGTCACGAGCAAGCAGTACCAGATGGTGCCGCCTAGGACCCTCTTTCTTGCCGGTCTCAGGATCAACTGTTCTGGTACGGTCAGTACAGTCATCGCAAAGATAGAATTCCTGCCCCACAATAGGTCGAACGTCAGCCTTTCGGCACGCCTGGTAAAACTCAGGAACTCCAGACATGCGTCCATGATCTGTAATTGCGAGAGCTGACTGCCCATCATCTTTGGCTTTCTGGACCAGATCCGGTATGCGTGATAGCCCGTCTAGCACGCTATACTCTGTGTGGTTGTGTAGGTGAACGTATTTACTCATGGGGCCAAGACGCTGCTTCCTCTTGCGTAGCATCACGAGACGGTGCCTTGGTTGCTCTACTTTGGCTGCCGCCCATAGTATATTGTACCTTATCGCCACCTGCGGATGCACACCTGTACGCATGAGGCATCGGGACCTGCTCGTCCAAGAACATCCACGCACTGCACTCCACGCAGGCAGCAGATGGACGCACTAGATTCTGGTGGCTCACTGACTCAGTACCAATTTGCAGATACTGAAGGCAGTGGTTACACCAGATCTTACCCTTGGGGGCGTCTTCTCTTGGCTGGAGTATACTTCCTGGGGTGTATCTTTCGTGCAGCAAGTAGCTCCCTGGCTTGTTCATTATCACTGGTAAGAAAGAGTCCTGTTGTGGGATCGACATAGCCCTCTATTCCTCGCGCTTTTAGTTGCTGGTCAACGAACTCGGACGGTAACATCAAGCCATTGGGAGTAGGCATCACCACCCCCATCGCATAACGGTAACCCAAGCGTAGGTTCCGTAAGCTTTCTCTACGTTCTCTATGCCCCATGCGTAGCTTGGTGCCCACACATCTACTTGGTACTTGCTGAGATAACCAGTGTCTTCACACGTGACTACCCAATCGTCCTCTACGAATTTGAGCTGAGTACCAGCAGGAAAGTAGCTTCCGCAAGCCGCCGCACCGAGATGGGTTTGGTTGCCCCATCGCATCGTGCCACGGACATTATAGAACGTCAGTCGGACGTGTTCCTGCCACAAGCCTTCGTCATCTGCATGCGCTATAGGCGTGACTGCGGATAACATGATAGCGAGCAGGGCTGCGCGCAAAACTGCCATGTAGGCAGTGTAACATTTCTGTAACTAGGATGCAGGTGTGTACTTACGAGTAGCGGATCTACTAGGTGTGCCATCCGGATTGGCATGGTATCTGGCACGAGAGTACTTCTGGAACTCACACAGGGAGTGTTCTACGCCGCGCAGGGTCATCTGGTATCCTGGCCAGACTTGATGCCATTCAACCAGTCTATCAATCCCCTCAATAAAGGTCTCCTGCCTAGCCTGTAGAAACGCGATATAATCTTCCCATTTGATTCCAGAGTTACGCGCACCCCAGATCCAGAGAATCCCACGCTTACACCCAGGTCCGGCGTTGACCCAATCATTCTCACTAAAGTCCACAAGTCTAGAATAGTTGACGTCAATGGCAAGCTCGTACGCCAAGAACCGCCCGAACCCTTGTGTGTCATTGAAGATCTGCCATACCTGTTTCAGCGACTTCGCAGACGTAATAGCCCGTAGTAGTGCTGGTGTTTGCTTTTGTAGCCTGCCCACTAGCCAGCAGATGTTCCTGATTTTGTCTGGAAAGCCACCAAACTTCACGCCAGTAACAGTAAAGGCATCCGTAAACACCCGACTGCCGTGATTCTCGTAGGCGTTTAGATATCTGGCTGCCCGCTCCCAATCCCAAGCTCCCCACCGTGTCATCTTGCAGCGCAACCACAGGAACCTGAAGGTATCAATGTCGTTGAACAGTCTGTACACCATGATGGCGAACAGCATGTCTTTGTCATCCTGTATCCGCAGTATGTTGCGGATGAGGAAGATGGTACCTTTGTCCAGTTCTCTGTAGACGTTGGTGAAGAAGTATTGCTTCAGTACAGGGTCGACAGTCCAAGGGGCTGGCATTTGGAGTTCCATGCGTCTGTAGTAGATTGCTTGTCTTTCAACAACAAAGTTCCAGAACGCAGCCATCTTGTCTTGTCGGTAGGCAGGCAGTATGTTGGGCATTAGATGAATGCTAGATGGGACTTATCGTCCGCAAGCTCCTCGTTCATGACGTCGTGGTAGACGTGGAATCTGCAGTCATAGAAGTCACATTCTGGAATGATAACTCGCTGCATGGCTGCGCGGTGTGATTCACTATACCAGAGATCGCGGAATCCATTACCTCCATTTGTGGAGAGTGCGCCAATGGAGATATCCTCAATACGGTCCTGATAGTAACAGCACACCCACACTGTGCCGAGTGCGTCGATAACAGTGTGTAGCGGGGAAAGCCAACATTGTCCATTCTGATGAGTCTTAGCAATACCACCGAAGACTCTTCCAGGGTATCTAGCTCCAAGCTCCTGAATGGTATCTTGAATAGCCCGCTTGTCTTCCTCAGGTAGGAGTTCAGGATCGTCGTTGCAATGGCGCTTCGCCTTGATGCTAACGTAGTCAACTCCGGCATCTAGTATCTCCTCCGTGAGGTATTCGACTGCTGCCACACTGCTGCTACCAAGCAGGATTTTCCCACCAATCCTACAACTAGAGTTCCTACTATCACGTTCCTGGACAATTCGTCGAACGTTGTCCAGTTGGTTGACAGTATAAACAGAGACCCGAATGTAGCGGCTTCCAGCATAAGCCAGAACATGAACACAAGCATCTGGGCGGGTTCCGTTCGTGATCATCCCGAATTGGAGATTATTGCTAGCGACGATATCAACAAGATCGCGAAACCTAGGGTGAAGAGTAGGTTCTCCACCTCCGGAAAACTCAAGGGACTCGCCGCCCATCTCGCTAAAATCACGAACGAAACTATCAAAGACGCTGACACCAAGGCTTGCAGGTCGTGCATTCTCAGCGTTAGAGATGCAGCCAAAACAGCGCATATTGCAACTGTACGTAGGATATACGATCGCCATTGTGGGGGCAACCATCTCATCGCGCTTGAGCTTGACCGCATCTTTGCGAAAGCTGAGTATCTTGGTGCGTAGATCTACTGGTGCGTATTGCGGAATCACCCGAATGCCTCCAACCATGCCCTTGCCACGCCGCTAACAAACTTCATCCATCTCCCGTCTTGTGTAGGTTGAGAAGACAAGACTTGCAGCAGGGCTTCGCTACCCATAGCCGCAATTTCTGCCTGTGCCTCTTCCTCTAGTTCTTCTTCGTCTTCCTCTGGCTCAACGTCTGCCACTGCTAGTGCGGCGACTGGTATGTTTCGGGAAGTGAATACCTCTTGACGCTCAACCATTTCGATTTCAGGAATGGGATCATCACAGACGTTATCCCAAAAGCTAGGGCTAACGACACCAGGGTGATGTCCATACTCCAGTCCGTTTTCAAGGTGGTCGAGTATCGTTGCCGCGTGTACCCTGGCATCACTGTACTCCCGCACAAACTCGATTGCTCTGTAGGCTATGCGCCGTTGAAGGCGTACATCTGCCATCAATTCGTTGAGTCTTTCGGCGATGCCTTGAGAAGAAGGTGGTAGTCCCCACGTAACGTCGACCTGGGACAGCGGACTCCACCTGTGTTCTTGTACTCTTGTGGAGACGGCAGATACACAGCCATACAGCATGGCTTCGAGCATGACGCAGGACGTCTGGCCGTCGAACCTCTGTCCGCCAATAGAGCCGCTGAGATCCACGCTAACGTTATGCTGGCGATAAATACCAGGAAGTTCTGCTGGAAGCTGCGCCCCCCAATATTGGTGATCAGCTCGCCCACGGCCACGGCGCTGAGCAACGTGGTCAAGACCAATGCCATCTTTCCAACCCGCACCCACCTTGTTCCTGGCATTATGGTACTCGATGCCAGCGTTGTACAGATCAACAGGATACTCAATGTTGGGTAGGGCCTTGATGAACGGATAGATACCTTTCCATTTCTTCCATTGCGGCATCCAGCAAATTGCGCCAGTTTTGTCTGGTAAGCACAAACCCGCCTCTCTGGTATCTAGGGGGGTTGGCAGAAACACGAAGTGTCCGGGCAGCCTCGCCAGGGAGTCGTACTTGGATTGATAGCACGTAAACATGTGAAGGCTCACCAAGTCCGACACTTGACGATACCACGGGTAGTAGCTGTCCCACAGGTTGTCGTGAATCATCACCATGATTGGCAGGCCCGCGTCGGCTGCTTCCTGATACAGCATCATCCACGACATATCACCAGTGTTGGACTTGATATCATGTGGGCATGGCAGCATGAACATGACCACGTCGTAGTCGCGCAGTAGTTGACGATACTGTCTCCTGGCCTCGTCTCCCTTGTAGGCCAGTTGCCTAGCGGGTAGCCTGTAGTACCTGTGGTTGACCATCGTAGGGGCGTCTGGACTAAGGCTGCGCACCTTACCTGCCCTGCTAGCCCAATAGTAGTCGAACGTGCAACCGATAGCCTCTAGACCATACTGCAACCCTTCGACTATGCGGTTTATCCCACCACGCTCTATGATTTCAAAGTCAATTACCAGGAATCTCATACGGGTAGTTTATCACCTATTGGGGTCTGGTTCAAGGCGACTTCCTGCCGTATATCGATGTCCTGAACCTGGTACAGTAGATAGTCAGCAGCGGACTCGAGGCTGTCCAGCACTACAAGACTCATAGCCCGCCATGCCGCATAGTCTACGATCCCGCCCGTGAGATCCACAGTGATAACAGGTTTGCCCCAAGCATAAGCAACACCGATTTCGTGAGCAGAGTCAATTGACGTGTATCCTGGGTAGATGCAAGATAGCACAAAGTCACTATCGTGGATGAGACGTAGGTTGCGAGGAATGTAGAAGCCAGCTCTGCTGGTAGCCACCCCATCGCGATAAGCATTCGGGGCACGAGGATGAAGCCACAGTACACTACCAACGAGCCGATCGATATCCGCACGAGGGCGAGTATAATCCGGAGGGACTTTCTGCGCGGCCCATACGGCTCCAATGGTTTCACGTACCAGATCCCTGTACAGCGTCTCTAACTGGTGTCGCCATCCAACCTGCATAGTGCCCGACGTGTATGGGCTGACTATCACTCCTGCTTGTCCCTTCTATCGTCATCATCGTCGACGAAATTGAGACCAAACCACGCCAAGCACATCATGGTCCGGATAAGGACGTCGTAAAACGTGCCCGTCAGTTTGTCCTTATCCCACTTCATGACAGCGCCACTTTCGCTAGCAGAATCAAGACGGTACAGCTTGTCTTTCAGGTCTACCAATGCCGTGATAGGCCCATCTTTCTGCCACGCGTCTTTGTACTGCTGGTTTTTCTGATACACCAGCGTGTCGTAATCTATCAGCGCCATTGCTAACTGTGAATTGATCTCGGTCAGCCACAGTTGTGACTCATAGCGCTCGTCCGTCGGGTCTAGCCCAAGGACGTGCTCTGCGAACTGGTCCAGTAGCCACCCTTGCTTGATGTCTACCCGTTGCATGTCTGCTGGTGTAACGATCTTCACGATTGCCCTCCAGATAAACAAACGGGGCAGGTACCGTGCCTACCCACCCCGCTGTTTCCCACCCTATGTGCGGGTCTAGACTACGCTTCCTGCAACGCTGCTACCCTGCGGCGTTCCCGCTTGGGCATAACACGGTGACAGGTCTCGCAGATGCTGTGATGCTGAACAATGTTGCCGCCCACCCGCATCAGCCTGCGGACAAGGCTTGGATCCTCGAGCACCCGACTGTAGTTGCTCGCCACGTAGGTCACGTGGTTTGCCAGTTGGTACAGGTTCTCCACAGGGTGGTTGACCAGCCTGTTGCGGATCATATCACGAACAGCGGGTGGGATGCCAAAGTCCTGAAGCATGGCAGCCAGCTCTTCGTCCGTATGGGTGCCGACCGCCACGTCCTTCAACGCCTTGAAGCGGTCCACTTCAGTCTCCACCTTGTTGAGGATGGTGGGTACGTTGGTGGTGATCCACTCCTTGTCGTCGGCCTCGTCGGCTCGCTTGGTGTAGTGCATGACGTTTTGGGTGCTGGTCATCCCGTTCGTACACACCAGTCGTTCCCAATAGCCAGATAGATCAAGACCGAGACCAGTACCACCAGGGGCACTGTATCCGTACGGGCTAACGTACAACTGGACTCCGCTAGCCACGATGTCGTTGACCTTAGCACCCTGATTACCGCCCTCCAGGCGCTGGTAATCCTTGCCGCCCATGTTGTATTCACTGCCGCCCACCAGGGAGATGTACTGGCGATCTTGCGTTCCCCAGACCTTGTAACCCTTGACGTGCTTGCGGCCACCCATTGCACGTTCTACGGTGCGCATGTAGTCGAGCGGGTCGCGTACTTCGACCTTCCCGTCAATGATGGCTTGAATCTCACCCTCACGAGTAAGTGCCTTCAGGTTGCCCTGGCGCTCCCTGAAGCTGTAATCGAGCAGACCCACAACGTGTGCTTGCGCATCGGTGCCCATGTACTTGAGCATGCTGTTGGTCTGTAGCCCGCTAACGCGGAACAACGTGTCCCAGGCGCTTGCGCCCAGAGGCATTACGTCGTCCTTGTTGCCGAAGCGGTACTGCACCTTGCCGTTGGTACCGACCTGGAGGCCGTAGCTGTCGTCTGGGGCAAACTGGCGTTCCTCAAGCCCGCTAAAGGGCAGGAGCGTCTGCAGCGCCGTTTCACGATCAACCATCTGTGTCATTGTTGTGCTATGCCACTGCTTTCTTTTTGGTAGCCTCGGGACGCAGTTTGGTGATCTTTACCACCTTGGTCCCGCACTTGGTGTGATTACCTTCGATCATGCCACGCTTGTTGGGTGTTACGCGGTACCTCCCTCGCAGGTTCTTGACCTTGACGCGGCACTTCATGCAATACCCATCGTATAGCTCTTGGCCTTCTTCTAAGACTGCCATTACTTCTCCCTGGGCTGCATGGGCCGACAAGTACAGTATAACCCACTGGACCGTCGGCCTGCAACCCCACTTAGATTACCTTGTCTGCTCTATCCGATCGAAAAACTCAGCGTCTGCTGCCGAGGGGGCGTTTCGCGCTGGACGCGGGACGGGTTGGCGCTTTGGTAGTCTTCCGCCGTGGAGCTTCTTCCTCTTCGTCTTCGTCCTCATCCTCGTCTTCATCACCATCCTCGTCCTCGTCCTCGTCGTCCTCCTCTACTACTGCTGCTGCTTTGCGCCCTCTTGCGGTGGCTGGCTTGCGAGCCGGGCGCTCTTCTTCTTCAGCTTCCTCATCTTCTTCTTCGTCTGATTCTTCCTCTTCGTCATCCTCGTCCTCGTCGGGTTCAACCCGACGGCTCTTGGTAGTGGTGGCCTTGCCCTTGGCTACCGTCTTACGTGGGGGAGCCTCCTCCTCGTCCTCGTCTTCCTCCTCCACGTCCTCCACGTCCTCATCATCATCTTCGTCACCGATGCCCTCGGCGCGGGCCTTCATGGCGCGGCCACCACCGTAGTAGCTCTGAGCCTGTTGGTCGAGATAGCCTTCAATGTCGATCAGCTTGAGGTTGCGCTGGTCGAAGGCCTCTTTCTCCTCGGCTTCGATATGGTACTTGGTGTCGGTGCCTTCGCCGGTCCGAGTGATGCTGTAATCGCGGTCCATGATGGTGCCGCGTCGCTCGTACTTGATGATGAGGTTCTCGACCATTGCACCCGTGAGCTTGAGAAGCCGCACCTGCTTGCTATCGCGGTCCCACACGTTGACGTACCAACGCTTACCCGCACGGATGTCGCCGTCCAGGCGGCAGTTCTCGATGCACGGGACATACGCACCGTTCCCGCCTCCGCCCCCAGGGACATAGTGCTCGCCGTACTCCACCCACGGATTGCGCTTGTTGAACGGCTCGTGCAGGAAGCGCACTGTTCGTGCTTCGCCTTCCTTGAACGTCAAGCGCACATTCGGCATCTGCTTTGCCGAGTCTCGCATGCTCTTGGCATCTTCGTGTGCCACGGTACGCACCTTGATGGTCTTGGGTGCGTCAACTTCGCTCTTGCCGTTACGGGCAAACGTGCTTTTTACTGCCATACTGTCCTCGTCTTCGTATACATTTCTACCAAATCCTCTTGAACGCGGCTGGTCTACACGAGTAGACGCTTCCCTCCTGTGCTCTGAGTACTCTAGCCTAGCCATACCTAAAGTGTACTTGTCCCAGCTTTGCGGAGCAAACCTAGCTTTTGAAGGGGTCGTAGTCTGGTTCTACCAACGTCGTCCAATGCACCCGCCTCTGAAGCATCCTACGCATAGTTTGCTGAGACAGCTCATTGGGATCTTTCCTGCTTACTTGCCATTGTACCACAAACACCAGCGGTACACGCTCGGCCAAGTCCCTACACATTTTGAATTGTGCGATATGGCCTGCGGCATCGTTATCGCAGAATACGGTTACCTCATCGAATCGTTCTGCGATAAGGTCCAGTTGTTCCCTGGTTAGCCCTGTGCCGAGGGTGGCAACGAAGTTGTCGTGTCCGTACTCGTATGATCGAAGTGCGTCTTTAGCACCCTCAACAACAACGACTGAATTTCTATCAGGGTTGACGTACGGCAGTCCGTACAGGACGTGGCGTCTATCAAAGTCCTTAGAGTAGAGATATCTTGGGCGTTGTACCTCGTTGACCGCTCGTCTGATGATACCGACCCACTTCTCTCCCGCTCGTACTGGAATGACCGCGCGTTTAGATCCTCCATCATATCCCAGGTCAAAACGTACGATAGTCTCTCGATCGAAGCGTCCATACGGCTGTCCATTATGCAGCCACCATGAGCTACCCTTCCTGTATTTGGTTATGTCTACGGTTTTGAACCGATGTCTAGGAGGGTGCAGGATTGCGTCTAGCTGCGCCAGGGCACGGTTGCGCACGCTTACTATGTCCAGTGGGCTGCCGTACTCGCTGATAACGTCTACGGCTTCTCGGTAACTGGTGCGTTGGGTAAGCATTACCAAGCGCGGCAGGTTACCGCGCTCTCCACACACCCAACAGTGCCAGAGGCCAGTGCGCGTGTTTATCTCCAGGTTAGGTGCGCCCGTCTCACCATGGAATACGCACAGGGTTACGAACTCTTGCTGTATGACCTCCCCATCTAACCTGAGTCGTTCCAGTACCTGCGGCACATTGACGTCTAGGTCATCCAGGTCGGCCATAGGCTAGTCGTCCGACTCTTCTTCTTGGGCCACGGGGCGGCGACGGCTGCTGCGCGCTGCGGTGTCTTCCTTGATGACGCCGTTGTCGATGTCCAACTCGAACTTGATGGTGTCACCAGTGCGCCCACGGCGGTTCTTCTTCACTACCATCTTCAGATCACCAGCTCGGTAGCGCAGCGACAATACCTGGTCACTGTCCGCACCAAGGGCGTCTGTTAGTGAGATGTGGTCCAGCTCTGGTGCATCCTGCGCATCGACACCCTTGCGGTTGGCCTGTGCGTTCAAGACAAACGGGATGTCGAACTGGCGGGCTATGTTGTGCTTTGCCATGCGGCTTGTCTGCACTGCCTGAATCCAGTTGTCTCCACCGCGTACCAAATCGTTGCCCACACCCAGACCGAAGTAGTCAAAGAACGCAATGTTCGGCTCGTGCTGCTCGCACTTCGCCACCATTGTCGCCATTGAGAAGCCGCCCTGCGCATTGGGGGTGATAAAACTGGACTTCAGTTGCTGGCGTGCCTTGATGAGAAACCGTCGGTACTTCTTCAGATCCAACGCACCCATCATCATGCCCATGTTGCTGAAGCGGTCAGCGAACTCGTCTTTGGCACTCGCCGCCAGCTTGTTGTTGAGCAGCGTTTGTACCCGCATACCGATCTGGGCTGGAGACATCTCCAGGCTGGCATACAGGACTTTCGCACCAGAAATGACCGCGTTGGTCGCAAAGTACAGAGACATCCACGTCTTGAACTCACCCTGGCGTGCCACAATGGTGATCAGGTCGGGTGCCTGCATGCCGCCCGTTTGCTTGTCCAGGCTTGGTATCCCAAAGGGGTACCCAATGGACTCGCCAGCAGCTACCTGATCGTGTGCCCGCTTCACGTGGTTGTACGTGTGCTGCCAGTTGTTGAGGATGTCGATGTCCTCGCCCTTGGAGTACAACTGAAGTATCTGACGGATATCGCCTTCGAGTTCGGTAGCCAGCACCGCAGGCTCGATACGTCCGAGACGTCGCATTGCCTTCTCGAACATCTTGCCCAGGTCGTAGTCTGCTTTGCTGCGCTGTGCCTGCGCTACAAGCAGTTCGATTTCGTCTGGGTCCATTGCGTAGACACGGAAGTTAGGAAACCGCACCTTGAAGGTTTCCTTGTTCGTAGCCCTGTGCTCTTGAAGCCAGATCCACTCTGCCTTGCGACGCATGAACAATGCGTCGGTAACACCCATACGCATAACTTGGGACACACCACGCCCTGGTCCACGGGTGTGCCGTACAATAGCGCTAATCAATAGATCTTCGTTAGTAGCCACTATGCCCTCTCTTGGCCTCTTGGTCTCTGCGTGGTTTTGCCACCCCACAGTATAGCATTCTCTGTAGCTGAGATGCCAACTGGCTACTAGAGGCCAAGATAGACTCTTAGCATGTTTCTGTCATACTCGTCCTGAACTCTTGCGGATTCTTTCAATCGCTGCTGTTTCAACCAGGGGAATACGTACGCGTCGTCGTACTCGTCCAGTATCTCCTCAGATATCTCCATATCCTTGATGTCTTGATAGAATCTGCCGTAAGTAAAAGTGTGCAGCCCGTCCGGCTGCCGCTTGCACCGATAAAAGGCAATCTGAATGAATGCCTTCAGAGCAAGAGGGTCACCGCCAAATCGATGGCGTAGGAGACGAGCAGCACCAACATCCTTCTTCCAATCAAGCTTAGGTGTTTCCCCAAACCTTAGCCTGAAGACAAAGGAGAAGTAGCAGACGAAATCAGGCCCAGTCCACTTCTCTGCCCTATCCCAGTGACGTCTAAACCTCTTGAAGGGAGAATTACTAGGTTTCGCAGTCTTATATACGTCTATCGCTTTATCGAATATGCTCTGTATACGCGCTATCGAGTGTGCATTATCCCCTTGGGTATTCCTAGGGTTTTCAATATACCTAAAGGGGCTAACTCTTTTTTGAACGACTTTCTGAACTTGGTTGGTAATCCCTCCTTGGTTGCCCCTGGGTCCATTCTGGTTGCCCCTAAAAGACGGGACACCATACTTCCTGGCTCTATGCCCTGCCCCTGCTTGAAGGATTTCCAGACTACCGTCTTCGATAAGATTCCTCAGGGTCTTCTTGGTATACTGCTCCGACCAGCCGAAAATCAACGCTATCTCACTGGCGCTAACCCTGACTGTACCCATCGCGTTACAGTGTTCTTCAAACCATACCAGTACGAGACGTTGATTTCTGGTCATAGACCAGAGATTACCCTTGCCCTCAAAATTGCCATACCAAACTATAGCACCCACGACGTTCCTAGGGGCATCTAAAAAAGTAGATCGTGAGTTCAAGCTTGTAGATTGCTTCAGACAAACAAAGTAGGCTACAATAAAAGCACTGCAATGGCAAGACAATCCAAGCAAGTAATCCATGCGACGGTAGGAGGCAAGCTGGTCCTACCACGATCCCAAGTCCCACGTGAGTTATTTGAGGCGTTATTGACGCATCTCACGTGGGACAACCCTGAGTACAAGGACAGGCAATTCCGCGGGTTGCAAACCCGATACTATGACCGTGCGAAACAGACGTGGGTGGAGATTCCTCAGCATATATACGGGTTGACGCTAAACGATGACGATCAGACGTACGAGATAGCTAGAGAATTCGTTCCAGAGTTCGAAAGACTGGCGAACGAACGGGGGATAGAGATCGAATGGGAAGATCTGCGGGTCACCCATACTCCCAATCCGTTACCACACGGAATAGAGCTCTGGGAGCCCCAGAGACCCGCTGTTCGAGACCTGCTAAATGATGATTACGGACATCAAGGCGTTCTTGAGGCACCATGCGGGTCGGGGAAAACTGTTATGCTGCTCTACGTCGTGGCTGAACTTGGACAGCCAACGCTCATTCTCGCTCACACTGATGATCTTCTCAAGCAATGGCAAGATTACTGCCGCCGTCTTCTGGATTACACGCCTGGACTGATCCAGGGCGATACTTACGACATAAAGCAAATCACGCTTGCCAGTGTAATGACACTTGCTCGTAGAGAGCTAACCCCCGAGTTCCTCAACCAGTGGGGCATGGTGATACTGGACGAAGCACACCACTGTCCGGCCCAATGCTTTCAAGAAGTGATGACGCAGTTTCCCGCTTACTATCGGTTTGGCGCTACTGCTACCCCACGGCGTGAAGACAACCTCCAGGGACTTCTGTACGCGATCTGTGGCCCTGTTATTGCCAAGGTGCAGCGCAGGGCACTAAAGGACGCGGGCCTTATCGTAGACCCTGTCGTGATAGTACATGAAACAGGCTTCACTTTCCCATACAGGGACATGCGCCAATGGCATCCTATGGTGCGTGCTCTGATAAATGATAGGCGGCGCAATGCCCAGATCATCGAAAACATCATCGCCGACCACGACAGCGGTAACCACGTTCAGCTTGTCCTATCTCAGCAAATCGACCACCTCGCTCTCCTGGCAGGGGCTTTACAAAAACGTCGCCCTGACATTTCCCAAGAGCTCCTTATCGCCGGCGGGACTAAGACAGATAAGTACGGACGTGTCACACGCAATATCCGTCGTACAAAGGCGCAAAGGACGGAAGCTATCGACGCTGCTAGAAAGGGCCATCTGCGCGTACTATTTGGAACTAAGCTGGCAGATGAGGGCCTCGATATCCCGCGCCTCGACAGGCTTCACCTTGTGTTTCCCTCAAGGGCACAAGGCAAGATTTCGCAACAAGTTGGACGAATTCAACGTAGACATCCAGGAAAGAGAGATGTTATCGTCCGCGATTACGTGGATGAGCCTAGAGTCCTTAAGAGCCAGTGGTTCGAGCGAAGAAAAGCCTACGTAGAAATGGAGCTGGAAATTGTCCGTGCGAATCAAAGGGAGAGCAGAACTGCTTAGCTGGCTGCGGCGTAGGAAGGATCTTGACGACAAGCGCAAGGTTCTCACCCGCAGCATAGACAACATCAACACCTGGGTACTTGCATACTATGAACGGCACAACCTTACGGAGGTCGCAGACCCAGAGACCAAGACCAAATGGCAGAAGCGCCAGGGTACCACCCAGATCTGGAACGATGAAGCACTGAAGGCATTGCTTCGCCGCCGCAGGGTGCCAGAGGAACTGGTCTTTACGCCAGTAACCACAGAGGTGCGCAACGACAAGGCCGTCTTCCAGCTAATGCAGGATGGCATTCTCAGTATCGAAGACATCGAAGGCGTCAGCACACTACAGACGCACAAACCTTATATCATGGGGTTGAACAATGCCAAGCAACACGCCGATCAAGAAGACTAACCCCCTGGACAATGGCGACCGCATAGGCGTAAGCTTTGGGGTTACCATCAACATGGGTGACTACCAGAGTCTGAAGGTAGAAGCTTGGGCAGAGGGTACCAAGCGGGAAGGAGAAACATCTGCATCCGCGTATAAGCGCCTATTCGATCTGGTAGAAAAGCAAGCCAACGACAAAGCGGCGGAGTACAAACCATAGGCTTGCATTCCTGACAAATCCGTGCTATAGTTCATCTGTGCAGCAACCGATCATCAGGGAAATAGGTCTCCCTAATCTATTGTGGTTGTTGAGGAGAATCGAAGTGGCAAAGAAAAGTACGACAGCGACCGCTAATCGCAAGGTGGCGGTTGCAGAGGAAGAGGACGACGAGGAAGAGGAAGTAGTAGTAGTCTCGGCAAAGAAGAAGACTGCTGCTCCCGTAGCCAAGTCGGCCACCAATGGCAAGGCGACCACCAAGGCCGCTGTCACTAAGAAGGCCGCCAAGAGCAACGATGAAGAGGGTGCTTACGCCCCCAATGCCAACAGTATGCGTGATTTCATCATGCGTTCTATGAGGCGGGGCGGCACGTCTACTGAAATCAAAAAGCGTGCGGCACGGTTTGCTGAGAAGAAGGGCGTGGACGAGCTGTCCGACATCAAGGCGTACAAGAACTTTGACGTCGCGTTCTTCGCCAAGTTTCTCGAGACCAAGGGCTTCGACGTGAGGATCGACGAGGAAGCGGACAGCTATCTACTTACCACCTGATTTCAGGGCTGTTATAGTGTGGATCTAAGGAGGTCCCATCTGGCAGGGACGATAGGCTTTTGCGCAACGAAACGGAATCTTGTCGCTGGCCTGCCAGCATCCTTTGATACCAACATCCCCGTTGGTGATTGCCAACGGGGTTTTGTTTTGCTATAGTATTGGGTGCTAGCAGGCGAATACTTTCTCTTCGCCGGGACGACATTCGCCTGCTAGCACTTTTTTGTCAGGAAGGAGGATGGTATGTTCGAGGACCCGAAAGCACCAGATCCAAGGCCGGAGCCGCAGCCGCAGCCAGGACAAGAGCCTCGCCCGCGTCCAGATCCAAGGCCAGAGCCTGCACCAACGCCGGAGCCACAACCAGCTCCGCCTCCGCACTGATCCGGTCACCCACCGGAAAAGAACCCCGTGATATGGGGCGGTCCCGTCACGGGGTTTCTTTTTGTCCTTTTTTCTGGGCATGGAAAGACCCCCTACTCCTCGTTGCTAGCGGCGGGCAAGCACCGCAACGGTTTCAGGGGTCTTTCCTCCCCGCCGTGGCATACGGGGATCTAGAGGGTTAGGTTAGAGCAGCCAACACATAGAATGCTAGGCCAGCCCAACCCAGAGCGTGTCCGTAGGAGTGATCCCAGTTTGGTCGCCATGACCAAGATGCCATTGCCGCCAGCACCAGCAGTACGAGTGATACAACGAGAACGATTTGATGTAGAGCCATCAGGCCTCCAACCAGACTACGCTGAATGGACCTAGCCGCTGGAATTCCTCACGGCTAAGTGATTCCCATACTCCACGGTAGCCAGGTGCAGAATTGGCTAACCATAGATTGTTGCCATCCTGTCCCCGTATGGCAACCCAATGATACCAATTACCTCCCGACATCATGCCCGTTGTTTCGCCAGCTATGGCCCAGACTGTTTCGAACGTCAACCATCCCTGGCTAGACACCTGGTCGTATTCTGCCAGTACCCGCCTTAGCTGCGAGCCACTACCATCCATCAAACCATACGTGGCATTGATGTTTTCTGGATATCCGATCTGAGATACACACTGGTCTTCGGTAGCACGAGGATCCAATCCTGTGGCCCGAAGTACCCAAGCCAATGCACACGCCGAGCACGTCCAGTTGTTGTGCTGCGTCGGCATCGGAGTAAGTGGTTCCCAGATTACCCTTTTGGGAGTGACTCCGCATCTGATTCAGTTAGCGGAGGGTCAGGCGTAATGGTACCCTGTAGGCCAGGGTCGAGAGCGTACAGAAAGGCCTCTACGGAGCCTTCCCCTACCCACTTGCCCTGTACTGCTGCTGCTAGTGCCGCAGTAAACAGAGACTGCTGTTGCTGTAACTGAGTGATCTCTGCGGACTCAGCCATTAGACTGCTCCTTGTACGCCGTTCATTCGCACGGCCTCCGGTAACTCCATGAACGGAGGTGGCTCATGAGTTGTGATTGTGATCTCGGTGGCATCCTCTTCGAACCTGATGCCAAAGTCTGGTGGCAGCTTCACATCCTGCTGGTCTGCCACGAAACTAACCAGATCGCGTACTTCCTTCTCGGCAGCCTTGGCGGCCTGAGTAGCTGCTTGGACGATTGCATTAGCCTCGTCCGACCTGCCTACCGCGTAGGACAGCCTCTTTGCCGTCTTCAGGTTCAGTTTCAAAACGATTGTCATTTTGGCCTCCTAGTGCCATCGACCCGCTGTTGGTACGAAATAGAGACCCACGAAAAACGTCAGGTCCCCAGAGCACCAATACGTGTTCGTTGAACTTACTTGGATATAGTCGCCTGCGTTCAGGTCGCGGTACTGAGCGAAAGCCCAATTTATACCTGTGTTCCGGTAATAGGCGATTGCGAGCGATGTACCACCCTGGTTTATTCCATTCAGGTAGGCACTACAGTACAGGGTCTGGTCGTCCGAGGTAGGTCCAATGTTTCCAGCAACACTCCAGTAGGCTACCCAACGACCTGGTCGGTCCGTATAGATCGCATTGCTTGTGGCCGTCGATCCGGTGAACGACATATGGACACCTTGGCTATATTGAATAGCCACTGGTGGATCCGGGACTTGAACACGATTGTATGCAGCTTCCCAACTTTCACCGTTGGGCCACACACGACTTGGACCCCAGGCGCTATTGGCTCGTGCCTGCCACGTCTGCATCTGCGAGAGCATGTCGTTGTAGTAGCCGACGTAGGCATTGTAGTTCTGCTCCCACGTCGAACCATTGTTCCAGACACGACTTGGTCCCCAGTAGTAGTCTGCCTGTCCACGCCAATACTGAGCACTCTGGCTCCAGTAGACGGCATTGGCACCCTGCCCAGGATAACTGAAGCTGTAGCCCTGTGGGTCATGAGAATTCCGCCACTCGGTACCCCACATGGCGTTCCACTGCTGCGCGGTAGTAGACCAGAACTGTCCTGTGGCATACCCTGTTGGATGCGATGCGCCAAGACCACTGTTCGTCTGTCCAGCAGAGTTGTCCCTGGCGTTGGCAAACTCCGTGTTGTACATTGGCACCCACTGTCCAGCAGTGGTACTCCATAACTGTCCACTTGCCCACCCCGTAGGATGCTGCCCCGTGGAGTTATCTCTGGCATTGGAGTACTCGGTGTTGTACATGGACTGCCATTCGCCAGACGTGGCCGACCATCTTTGCCCAGACGTCCATCCGATTGGATGCGAACCTGTACTGAGGTCGTTGGCTTGCGCGACCCAATAGCCCAGATTCTGGTATGTCATACCACCCTCCACTGGATGCCGTTGCTCTTGAAGGTAAAGGAGTCCGGGGATACCACCACGCCGTTCTGCACAGCACCAGTAGTCAGGTTAGCAGAGCCACCGATAATCGTGGTTCCTCCGGTAGCTGTACAGTTGATGGTACCTGCCTCAGCCGCAACGGTTATGGGGCGCTCAGTTATTGTTGGGTCTGGAAGGATAAGTGCTTGTGGAGATGCCAGATAGCCGAAAAAGAACAGCTTGCCAGCAAGCATCACTGCTGTGATGTTAGGAGCGTTAGAGCGCAACGTGGTGTTGCGGAACATGCTCTCTGGGTCACTACCAGCGCTAGGGTGCAGGTAGGCCAGCGCAGTACCGCCAGATGGGGCCTCCAGAGCCACACCAAACGCTGCGGAGCTACCCAACGTGCTACCTGCTGCTACAACGCTGGCATCCTGTGTGATGAGGTACTGAAGCCTGCTGATACCAGTGACTTTGGTACGCACAAAACCTTCCATCGCCACACGTCCCACTGCTCCAGCGGCAATGTTTGCGACTACCACACCAACAAAGGGACCAGCCGCTCCTACAACTGGCAAGACGAAGCTGCGGTCCGCGTTGGGATCCAACATCACCACATCGCCAGGTACTCTGGCAGCACCAGAGTTATTGACCATGTCCTGGCTCAACCCGCCAGTAAGTGTGATGGTGTTGAAACTCCAGCTTCCTGTGATGACCTCGTTGAAGTCAAAGAAAGTGGAGCGATCACTCAACCCAGAGTTGAATCTGGTGGTATCCCGCACACCAGCATTAGGTGTTGGGTCATCATCAGTGACCTCGGGAAGCAAGAATCCGTGTCGTACTGTTGTCTGCATCTATTGAAACCTCAGATCTGCCCAGGATACGTTACCGATGTCTGCCCAGGTGTTGTTCCACATATTGCTTGCGTCACCGTGCCAGGTCACTTCGCTATAGGTGATGGTGTAACCCAGATGCGATGGCTTGATGCGCTTCACCATCAGATCAATATTCGTCTGTACGTTAGGTGGAAAACCCTTTGGCTTGAGGATACGGATTTCGAAGCTGTAGCGCCTTAGATCAGCAGGTGGCAGATCGAACTTTTCAACGATTACAATCTCATCGGCGTAGTTAGCGATCTGAGAGTGTATGTATGCAGGTGTAGGGGTTGCCGTGGACTGCATCCTAGCCAAGATACCAGCCCTGCGTTCTGGCAATGTCAGTGTGTTATCAGCAGGCGCACTGAACATCTCTTCCCAGAGCGTCATTGCCTGTTCGTTGGCAGTACGCACAAACCATGCCGAATGCATCGGTTCTAAGTTAGCAGTAAGGGTCTGGTTGAGCGCTGCCTGGATTTCACCATCACGCATGAAGCGTGTGAAGCGATCAATGGGGTCAAACTCAAACCCCACTGCCATGAGGAACTGCTGCATGAAGTCGTCTTCTTCCCAGTATGTGGGAAGATTCTCCATGAGGATTTCTCCCCATCCGTAGAACTGGTCTTCTCTCATACAGCCGTTACCGTCCCTGCCACTGGTTTTTCCGTACCTGTTACTGTGACATCCGCAGTGCTAAACGTCGATGCCCCTGCCCTGCGGATACCGTAGCCCGTCGAGTACATGTTGAAAGTATCGATACCCTTGATGCCTTCAAGCGCTGCTTGCTGGACACGATAGAATAGCACAAATCCATCGTCGCCACCAACAGGCATTGCGTTGAGGTAATCGATGATAGCCTGTTTCACATCCTGCTGCACAGCCGCCAGACTGAAGCCATCCTGGACAGTAAGTGTGAATCGCGCCTCTACCAGTACCGCTACAGCAGCCTCTACCGTTACGTGCGCACCAATAGGTCTACGAGTCTCTATATAATCGTACACCTTGCTCACGGTAGCAGCATTCGAGATAGTGTTATCGGAGTTGATGATCACCACTTTGACGGTACCGTAGCCGTTCCACTCTTCGATCACACTAACCGCACCCAGGCTAGTACCAGGAGTCTCACGTGCCCAGATCTGATAGTCTGTGTCGTTACCGCCAGCAGACCTCTGGCGCACAGTAAGTAGGAATCGCGACAAGAACAATCTGTCCGACTCCATATCTACGCCGTTGATTGCCGCTACGGGGTTGACCACGTGACTAACGAAAGCCACAGGTGTTGTCAGTCTGTTGATAGCTCCTGCCAGTACATTGCCCGCTTTTCCAGCTCTAGCTGCCTGTACTGCGACACCAGTGAAGATCCTGTAGGTGGACGTAGCGTCAGGAATACCACCAGTATCCCACTCTGCAACGTTTAGAACCTGAGCAGTGTTATTGATGACCTTCCGCCACTGCCCAATTCCCTTGCCCAGAGTAATCAAGACATAGTAATCTTTCCACTGGTCTACTGTCCACGCCGCAGTATTGTCCGACAAGCTAGTTGTCGTAGCGCCAGATACCAGACCAGGAGAAGCAACTTTGAAGATAATAGGCGCAGTTTCCAAGCTGTTGAATACCAGAGGTCGGTCTCTAGTATTCGGTACAGCCGTAGTGCTGAAACCTATGGTGTTAGGGATCACAGTGTTGTTCGCAGCCGTGATCTCCATCACTGTAGTTGCGAAACTGGCAGTGTTGCGCAGTACACCGTGCTCTTCAGCACGTAGGTCTAGTAGAGCTCCACCCATGAACTGCGCAAAGCCCTGTGGGAACAGATCATCCAGGCGCTTGTAGATCCGCTCAAACTCGGGAGACTGTGCAGCAGTCATATCCCAAGGAACTTGACCCTTACGCTTGTCGTATGGTAGCCCATTGGGTGCTATCCCAACGCGGTCCATAATGCGACTCTGGATGATGTCTGTTGTATTGTTTGTCTGGAACGGCCGTACTGGCAGGTTCACACTGATACGGAACGCACCATCTAGCTGTGCAACATCCTCACCACCATTATCAACCAGGACCGAGTAGAACCCGATCGGGACAGTGTTGGCGGGCACAGTTGCATGCAGCATCTCGCTGGTCATCATTGCGATGTTCGACAGCGAGTATTCGATGGGCGGATCTTCTGGTATGATCAGTCTTGCGGTGGTGGTGGTGAGAAAACCAGACCCAGTAATCTCCAGCGTTGTGTCGGAGCCAACCTGAGTCAACGAAGGGGTTACTGTGTAGATGTTTGTCACCGAACTGTCCTTGCGAAACTGAATTCTTTCTCGTGGCCCGAAACGGACACCACACGGAAAGTGATGTACAGTGTGTCGCCTCGGACAATCGCATTGAACTGGTCTATTGCGCGTATCAGGTCAATAGGTGCCAATGCCTCCCGCACGTATGTTTCGGAGATACTTTGGATAGCCAGGTCGCTCAAGTTGCGCCCAATGATGACCCAGAAGTCCGAGCCAAAGTTCCTGTCGTAGGCAGCATACGTCAGACGCTCAGTTACGAGCGACTTGACTATAAGCTGCTCCAAGGTCATAGCAGGGTTGGCAAGCACAAATTCGCCCGCGTTGTTGAACACCAGGAGCTGGCCTCCAGGTACGTCAAAGTTCAACATTGGTGCTGCGCCCCATGTAGGTTGGGTACCAGGGTCTACGACGTCTACAGTAAACGCTGGATCCTCAAACCTTGGTACGGTAGTTACTGGCATTAGACCCTCGTGTGCATCTCCACAAGCCCGTTGACGTTGGATCTCTCGGCAGCACTGAAGATGGCATCAATGAAATCGAGCAGGTTGCGGTCAACCATACCCCATGCCATTGCTTCGATCTTCTGCCTCAGGTGGTCGTAGTCTGCATCCTCCAGTTCGAGAGTGTCGGTGCTCGCATCCAGTTTGTCAAGGATGCGAATACCTCTACGCAGTTCGTCGATGTGTACCCCGCGCTGAGGATCTAGTGGCTGACGAATGACAGTGCGGATAGCATCACTGTAGTCGATGCCTGCTGCACCCTCCGACGCTTCAATTACGCGCAATGGAATCTGTTTCATTGGATTCTCCTAATTATTTGTAGACTCATGGATTAGCCTCAACCGTCCAACCAGCACCGCCGCCCGTATTATGCCCAATGGAATAGGTGTTAGCCGCTGTTATCGTGTAGTATGACTGCATACCGTATACAGTCGGGACAGCACAGGCGGGCTGAGTACAGTTGATCACCGACCACGTACCAATCTTGGTAACCGTTGGGGTGATCACCTTCTGCACCTGCCAGTTCGTCATGAAGTGCCAGTTCGAACTGGCCCCCGCGTATCCAGCTATAGCGAGGTCACCAGTACCTGGGACACCGACAACTTCGTAATACCGCAGACATCGAGCCAAATCATCTGCCGGATGGAGTGGCGCGTAGTCCGCCGCCACGGAGCCAACTACCAGCATGGCTTCATCGAACCAAATGTTGTCTGTTGTTCCACCACTACCCAACCTCACGGCTATATAAGTAGCGTCGGTGGGCACCGTCCCAGTCACACGTAAGGTCGTGACCGCAGACGACGGGGCCGTTGCTGCCGGACTTATCGGATTAGTGCCGTCCGATACAAGCTGTAAGAAGTGCCCACCAGCCACACTGGTGAACGTCTTGACCGAGACAGAGACGGTCTTGCCCCGTAGTGATCTAACAAGACCTGGCTCCAGCTTCTGCTCGATGAACGCCCATCCACCAGACACATGGGTATACACCAGCTTGGCACAGGCTGTTCCAGACACCTGATACGTAATCTCCTGTACGACCTGGCATGACGACACACTGATAAATAGCTGCCAACGGTCAGCAGTCCATGCCTGATGAGTCAGGAAAACCCCGACACCACGTTGCCAGATCTCAAAGCCTCCATTGGTCAAGAGGTTCTGGCGCGCAGTGTCACTGCGCAGCTCAGCATTCGGTACCTGTTGGAAAGTCATGGGTTGGCCTCGGCAGTAATGCAGTTCCCGGCTGTGCCGTTATAGGTATACATATCCCCCGCTGCATTGGAGCTTATTTCCACACGAATTCCCCAAAGCGTTGCGGCAGCAGCGTTAGGTTGAGGTGTGTTGGCGACGTTCCATGTTCCGACCTTGGTCAGCGTCGGACTGACGGCTTTTGTGGCTTTGAAACCGTAGCTTACGTCGTGATACTGACCTGCGGCAGTCGCCCAAACACGCATCCAAAACTCGCCGCCGCCAGGAACACCAACAACTTCATAATATCGCTGACATCTAACAAGATCATCCGCCGGATGCAAGGGTATATAGTCGGCTGGCTGGGAGCCAATTACCAACATAGCATTGTCGAGATATACGGTAGCTGATGCAGTCCAATAAATGATTGGCACCACCATCGTCGCATCGTTAGGAATGGTGCTTGTAGCCGTAAGTGTCTGGTAGACACCGCCCCCGCTATTGTTGGGGGATGTTCCAGACACACCACCAGTCCCATCAGAGTACAGATAGAGATGCACAGCGTTTGCTACACTGGACTTCACTCGTATCGAGTAACTCAGCGTCCTGCCACGAACCCAATAGATCTCAACACCCTCGATGAATTGTCGTATCTGTGTGGCACCAGCCCCGTTCCCAAGCGTAAACGCCACTGCGGCACATGCTTGACTGCCTGTGTCATTGTTACTGGTGTCCCGACTAACAGACATAGAGTCCGTTCCGGTGATGAACGTTTGCCACCGATCAGACGTCCAGATCTGCCCCGTGGTCCCAAACGGCCCATTGCCGCGCTGCCAGATCTCAAACCCGCCATTTGTGAGCAGGTTGGCGCGGGCAGTATCCGAGCCAAGTTGTCGGTTATCAAGCAGCGGCGTGGGCACTAGACTACCAGAGTCCTACCAAGCGATTGATGAACGTCATGTCCACAGCTTCGAGTGCTGTATGTAGCCCGTTGATGGCAGACTTGATCAGTGTCTCATCATCAGGCGACATATTGTATGGTTCGGCTTTGAGATCAATACCCGCCAAACCATCGTAGTCATGGGTGATCATCTCCTTGATATCGATAAAACTACGCAGGTGAGTACCGATTGCGTAGTTGACATCATATGAACTACCAGGAGCTAACCCTGGTGTCGTCTTGCCGTAGATTGGCGGAGGTATGGTCATTGATCTTCCTTATCCTGGATATGTTGGTGTCGGAACAAAATAGGCAGTGATTGTGTACGAATCGTACTTGCCAGACGACGGGGCCGGAGTGATATAGAGCTGAGTTGTGGAATTGACACTTGGGCAGTTGACCATGCCCGCGAAAGTGTAGGTCATAGTCGGTGGAGGAGTACCACCCTGGATGTCAAAATTCGGGAAGACAACTCCTACACCACCACCATTGACGAGGATCTGCGCCTGCGGCCAGTTGTTACCACTAGGATGACTGAAGCTAGCGATGGTAAATTGGGCGATGACGATCCACTGTCCAACACGAGGCATAGCGACAGCAGTGAAAGCCTGATTACCACCGTTGAACGCCACAGCACCGCTGCTAGCGGATACTGAGACTGGTGTAGCGCCGCTACCCGGAGGGCCTATAGAGGCAACGGGCCACCAGCGCATGTACCAGTCGCCACTTGTACCTGCGACGTAAACTGGTTTTCCACCCTGGACGTCGGCGGTCATGTTGATGTACGAACCGAAGACGTATCCACCCGCAGCCATAGTCAAATGGCCGTTATGGGTCATCGAGTTCAGCGTACCACCTGAGATAGTCTTGTTAGCACACACCTGAGCGGTACTGGTATCGAGCAAGTTGAAACCCGTAGCGTAGTTCGTCGGTCCACCCGCTGGTAAGCCGATGCCTTGCCCCGAGATATTGTTATAGATGCCGTAGCCAGTAGTGCCAACTCGGAACCAGTCGACATTAGTGATCGCATTAGTGGCGATGCTGCCGTTAGCAGTCAGAAGGCCAGTAACTGTGACCGCTCCGTTGGCAGAGAGTAGACCGCCGACAGTAAGTGGTCCAGGTACCGAAATCAAACCAGCAAGAGAAACCGACAAGCGCGATGTCACCGTAGCAGGGTTGGCACTCGCAGGGGCCGAATACAGATCGACGCCAGCTCCATGTGCTACGATCAATCCGCTACCAACACTCGTGTCGTAGTGCATCCAGTTGGTGCCGTCCCAGTAGAGGTTGCCGCCCATATGCGTTCCGCTCTTGGACATCAACATCAGGTACTGTGTCGGAGACTCTACTGCTAGACTAGCATTGGTAGCACCACGCGGGATAATCTGCCCCGCACTACCAACAGCACCAATCAAGAGGCTGTTATTGACCGTCAGCGCACCAAGGGTAAGTGGATCAGGTACACTGCTACTGCCGCCACCACCCAATGCCGTCTCGACGCCTGCTGAAGTTAGCTTGTAGAAGTTGCCGTCCGCCTTGGGGTACAGCTTTAGCGAACCAGACGGGGGAGCGGCTGGCGTACTCGCCACAATCTGTTGGATTGGAGCGTTGACCTGTTGGCGGCTCATTTCGTATCTCCTGGCGAAAGTGCTTGTATAGCAGCATCATCTAGCACCCAACGTTCCTCACCATCAGTTGCCGCCACACGCGCTTTGACCTGAGCAGTAGCTTCTTCCAGACTTACCGCTGAACGAGCTCGACCTAGAGGACGCATCGCTAGTTGTACGTGCAACATCTGGCCGTACAACGCATCAGCTCCTCCACCTGGGGGCCACGTTGAGACAGAGCCACAGCCCTCAAAGGGGCATGGTACGATAACTGCATCCTGATTTGGTGAGCCATCAATGTTGGTACCATAGGTCACGGTTGCAGGGTCGAGTATCCCACCGTGTGGCTCCGGACGTGCATCGTCATGGATGTATGTCCACATACCATCAGGGTTGTCGAAGCTCGTCGGTCGGACGCTCATGGGTTTGCCTCCACGGAAAATCCTATGGGTTGTGGATTGATATAATACGGACCAGCCGCAGTTGCTGTAAGTGCCCATCGAGACATGGTAGGAGTAGTTGCGTCGTTGACTATGGTTGTCACGTTGCTAGCAACTCCAGTCCACTGTCCAAGTTGCGTGATAGTTGGGGATATTGGCTTGACGACCTTGTACGGCATCGAATAGTAGAAGACTTGGCTAGCAGCACCCGAATAGCCTGAGAAGATGAGCGCCGTACCGCCACCGATAATTTCATAATATCTAAGACAACGCGCCAGTTCTTCTGCCGGATGCAGTGGCACATAGTCGGCGGCAACCGCGCCGATCACCAACGTAGCTTGCCCTATCAGTGCATTACACGATGCCGTCATGTACATCTCAAACCAAACTGTCGTGGCGTCAGTAGGGACAGCAATCGTGACCGTTAGTTTGGTCCACACGCCTATCGGGCAGAAAGCTCCAATGTTTTGAGCATTCGTCCCGTCCGACGCTAGATTGAGCCGCATCGCGTTCGCCTGATAACAATACATCCAGGCACTCGCCGTAATAGTCCGGCCTCGCAGGTCGCAATCTGTCATCTTCAGGATTTGAAAAATCGACCCTGCGGCATTCCCGTAGGTGAACACGTCCTGCAAAATATTGCTCACCGCCCCGCCGAGTGTACTGCTCTGTTGCGAAACGCTGTGTGTACCTCCAGTTCCTCCCCCACCTACGCCCCATCGGTCCGCACTATAGCCTGTAGTGAATGGTCCGACACCTCGTTGCCAGATCCTAAAACCGCCATTGGTGAGCAAATTGCTCCGAGCCGTATCTTGCCCAAGCTCGAGATTGGTTGCTTGCTGACGGCTCATCGGCGGAGCTCCTGCACGTACAGCCACTGATAGTAACCCGTCTGAGAGTTTAGTGTACCTGAGTTCGTGCTCCAGTAAAGCTGGATTACCGGACTACCAGCCGCCAAGGTCACTGTAGCCAGAATTGGAACTAGGAAGTTGCCACCAGCAATCGGAGACGAACAGGCACCAAAACGAAGATTCTGGTCGACCCCACCAATATAGATGTGAACCGTGGACAACACACCGACCACGCTATGATAAAGTTGGATCATACCCTGAATAAGCAATGGGCCACCAGTGTAACCCGTCAGTGTGAGACCAGTTCCAAATCCAGAAGGCATCGGCACAGCCGTAGTCGAGGTCGTATTTCCCAATGGCGCTAACTGAAGAACCCAAATACCGTGGATAGCACTCGCAGCAAGCTTAGCAGTGGTAATCTGAGCATCAGCAATATCTGCCGCTAAGATCGTACCATCGATGATATTTGCGTTCGACACCGAGTTTGCGGCAAGCTTAGCATTTGTCACTGCTCCATCGGCAAGATCCGCCGTGGCAATGCTTAGATCTACTATATCGGTCCCACGCCAGGGATAACCTGCCAGCTTGCTCGTAGCTATACTACCGTCTGTAATCCCTGCACCGTTGTAAGATGTAGGTGGAACTACCGTCTGTACGGCATACTCGACGACGACTCGCTCTGTACCACTGAAAGTATCAGTAAACGTCAATACCGTTCCAGCAAAGGAATAGTTGCCGCTGGATGCAGACTGCACTACACCGTTTCGTGCGACCATCAGGATAGACTGCGGTACCTGGCTCAGTGTTAGTGTGCTTGCGGCAGCGGCAGGCATAAACTCCTCGTGGAGTGATGCAGATGGCCCCATTGCGCCAACGGCACCTACAGCCCCTACGACGTAAGTGATCAGGACGCGCTCACTGCCGTTGAATGCATCTGTAAACGTTACTACTGAGCCAGCGAAACTGTAGTGCCCATCTGTTCGAGATTGCACTGCTCCGTCGCGTGTGACCATGATAACGTCTGCTGGAGTCTTGCTAAGGGTAACTGTTGTCGCTGCCGCCGCAGGCTTGAACTCCTCGGTAACCGCAGCCTGTGGAGTAGCACTACCACCAGCAACGTAATCTACCGAGATTCGTCCATCTTCGGAAGCTTGGATCGCTGCGCTTAGTGTGAGGATCACTCCAGATATCGAGTAATGGCCTGCACTTTGATACTGCACCACACCACTACGAGTCACCAGCGGTATGCCCGTCACGATTGTCGGCAACGTGATGGTTGATTGCCCAACACTCAGGGTAGTTTCAAAGTGTGCTGAGTAAGCCTGATAGTTGAACGGAGAAACCATGTACTCTACATGCACGTCATCTGCCGTCAAAGCTGTGGTAAACGTGATGACACTGCTTGAGACAGTATAATCCCGCGTTGCCATCAAAGACTGACCGTTTACAGACACGTCCAAAATGGAAGCTGGAACTACAGGGAGTGTAACCGTACTGGCCGTCACTCCCTGTGCCTCATACACAGCAACCGAGTTGGAACCACCACCGCCGCCAGTCCCTGCTGCTGTCCAACCGACGTCATAGTTGGTGGCGGTGTTCTTGGCTAAGACTTGTCCAGTAGTCCCTCCAGTGGGTATTGCCCCTGGACCTACAAAACTGGTACCAGCGTAAATCGTACGGGGGCGCTGGTTACTCAAGCCAAAGTCTATTGTGTTGTCAGCAATCGGGAATAAGATACCACTGCCGACCACGACCCACTGCTGAGTTCCCCCTGCACCAAGATACAGCGCACCTGCCCCAATTAGTTGAAGATTCCGCGCAACACCAGTTCCCATTTGGGCAGTTCGGATATAAAGATTATTAGCTGTCCAGTCCAGGGACAAGCGCTCCCAATTCGAAGCATCAGTGTACGTGTTGTAGATACTCAGCGTCTGAGGATTGGTCCCGTTGCGCTGCTCAATAGTGTGGGAAGGGGACTGAAGTATTGATGTCGTGAGTGCCTTAGTGTATACTTGTCGGAGATACCACCCACCAGCAAGTCCCAGGTCGTATACGCCGTCCCCTATTGGAGACAGGTACGTGTTGGTCATAGCCCATCTGTTGCCACCAGCCGTCCAGAACTGGATGTTAGTACCGCCCGCTAGGTTTAGTGACGGAGCCGCAGAACGAATCCAGTCCGTGTACAGATTACCTGCGGTATAGATATCCCGCGGCCTACTGGCTCCGCTCGCGCCAATGTCATAGGTGTTGTCTGGCGAGAACGTAAGGTTCTGCGTCAGCGGCATGGTGATACCACTACTAGCGCCGATTGGCTGATACAGTGTGTCAGCCTGCGCCTTGGTCAGATAGCGTGCGTCAGCCTGGGCCAGCGTAAGACCACCCATGATGGTCTCAGTGCCCGCGGAATCCAGCTTGTAGTATTGCCCATCCGACTTGGGATAGAACCGCATCGAACCAGCAGGCGGGTTAGCAGGCTTGACAATCTGGGCTTGCTCAACGTAAGACGGCGCTAACAGTGCTCCAGGCAGCGTCAATGGAGCAGCCAGCTCTGTATTATCCCAAGGGATATCCTTGAGCATGATGTTAGCAACACGTTGTCTTGTCATGTTGTCTGCACCGGATTGAATTGATCTGTTGAATCTTTGTATGCCACTGCGTCTAGCCCACTACCGTAAGTTTGAAATTCCGTATTGTCCCATAATAACACAGGGAAACCAACAGCGTAAGTAAAAGTAGATCCGTTCCAGAGTACCAATGCTACGTTGATCACTCTACCGTGTGTAGTCGATCCTCCATTAGCCCTGGCGGTAAGACTATGCTTGGTGTTTATCTTAGTCGCTACCGTAAAGGATGCACCGTGGGTTATACCTACTATCAGTCGCTTACCACTGACGAAAGCAGTTGTAATCGTACGACCTGAAGATAATACAACGATGGGCTTCGCCCGCTGTATATTGCCCGCAACGCTAGCTGTACCCGTAATAGAGACACTCAGGGGGCGTCTACGGGTTATCTGCCCTGCCGTTACTGCCTTACCCGCACTTATATCGGCGAGATAAGGTACGCGACTCGGGAAACCTACTGCGATGGCTCTACCAGAAGAAACTACTACAAAGCTACGGGTTACGTTGATGAAAGCTGTAGTAGTCGCAATACCTATAGATGGTCCAGCCTGTATGGTAGCTTGAATGAAATCAATCAGGCCAGTTGCGGTCGAAGAACCAACCGAAGTTACAACTAGTGATTTCTTCCTGGTAAGGGTAGCCGATGCAGTAGATATGCCAACAGACGCAGCTACCAGAGATCGTCTTGCAGTAAGTTGCCCAGATGCACTAGCTACACCATCAGATTCAACGGTTAGGTTGCGTAGTCTGGTTATCGTAGCTATAGTAGTTGCGACGCCAGATATAGAACCTGTGAAGTTGACGTTCTTCCTGGTGAGTGTAGCTGTCGCAGTAGCCGTACCTGCGACGGTTGCCACCAGAGATCTTCTACGTGTTGGTGCGCCTGCGACTGTAGCTACACCTGAAACCGTGGCGGTTAGACGTCGCTTGGCAGAAGGCTGTGCGGCATCTATTGCCACACCTACCGATGCTGCTATCAGTGAACGCCGTCTAGTCGGTGCGAGAGCAACAGTAGTACCTTTTCCAGCCGCACTACCAATAAGATCAATCTTCCAGGGATTGCCTATACCCTTGGCATAATGTTCATTGAGTTCAATAAGTGCAAGTGGTCTGTTGTAGATCGCAATCTCATCAACGATACCATTGATAAAATCAGCATTGTCCCAACGCCGACCAAAGCGTAACCCTAGTCCAGGAGACAAGTATGTTCCTGGCTTGGTTGAGTCACTACCAGTCAAAACACCATTGACGTACAGACGCCCTGTAGTACCATCATACGTAAAGACGATATGCGACCAAGTATTATCAACAAGAGTAGTAACGGGCGTTATAATCGCCCAACCTACACCACCTTCGTGGATAGCCCCCTTGATATTGCGCGTACCGCCGTCGAACCACAATGTGTAATTGATATTCGAAGCATTATATTGGTCAGCAATCAAGCACGGCAACAAAGCCGATGTACCTTGAACCCCCAGACAATAGAACCATACCTCAACACTAAAGATAGCAAGAGGTAATGCTTTGACATCAACCTCTGCGGTGGTTGTTCCAGCCCCACCCTGGAAATAACGCATGTCTCCAGGTAAATTGACGTCAGCGTAGTTATTTCCGATGCCAGCACCATACGCTGTAACGGTTCCAACTACCGTACCTGTACGACCATTACCAGTGTGATCAAAGATGTTTGGCCCAGGTTCATCAAACGTCCAACGGCCAACCAATCCCGACATGCGTTCGACCGACACACCATAAGGATTGCGCGCTTTGACCCCCAACGCATAGTGGTTCTGGATAGTCGCATCTGGCAAAGTAGTGCTATAGACCGCAACTTCGTCTACTTGACCATCATTAGTTGTGGTGCCAGCAGGATCGGTACCAATACGAAACTTTGCTCCCGCTGGAGTATTCAAAGTACCAATACCAGCTAAACGACCGCAATCTTCCCCATTTATCATCAACAGCGTTTGACCGTTGACGTAAGCACCTACAAGATGATGCCAAGCACCGACTGCCAACACACGAGTTGAGATCGTAGCGTGCCAGGTATCGGTATATACATACCAATAAACCTTGCCATCACTGCCAACATACATGATGTGTCCGCCAGTATTGGCAGTGTTGCGTCGATCACATACGCTGAAGGCATTGGTCCACGAATCTGCCTTGACCCATCCCTCAACTGTGAGTGCGCCATTAGCACTTCTGGCTGCATAATGGGCAGCAATCTGTGTAGGAGTAAGAGCATAGTTATAGACTGCTGCGTCGTCAATGGTTATGTCAGTTACTGTAGCGCCATCTACGCGCCCAAGCTGACAACCACTACCAGATAGGGCACCTGTAGTAATGGCTGGAACAGCCGTAGCTGTCCGCCCCGAACCCTGTTGGATACCATTGATATAGATACGTTGGATACGTGTGCTCGGCCCCTCAAACACCCATACCATGTGATACCAAGTGTCCGTCAGAAGCCCAAACCCATTCGAGTAGTCGTCAAACCAGAAACCCAACTTGGCAATCTGGTTACCGTCGATCACACAATGGACAAGTTGGTCAGGATTATGTCCATCACCACAACTGAACAGTTGTTTGTCGCCGCCAGTCCACGCCCCATTGGACTTGATCCACATCTCAACGGTAAAGCCAGTCGTACCATTGAACGCAGTTAGTAATGGAGCTTGGACATATGTCGCTTGGAAGCGCGTGGCGGTATCACTATCAGCCAATGCGCTGGTCTGACCACGAATGACAGTACCACCAGTGAATGTGCCTGTCTTGGTATTACCACTGGAGTCATTGGCAGCAGTACCAGATGGTTCGTCTAGTCGCCAATAAACTTGCGGTGCATCTCTTCTTACAATACCATAATATGTATCAGGAGTAGGTGAGAAATCTGGGATATCAACATAATCATCAACACCATCAAGATTTACCGACGTACCAGCGGCAGGATCAGTTATTGCTCCAATAGCTCCCAACGTAGGGTTGCCGACATACGTACCATTATGTCTTCCTAGTTTACTAGAATCAAAGGCAATGGTGCTACCTGGACGCTCTCCAAGTCGCCAATAACCAGTCAAGTTAGCATTACCAACGACAGCAGCACCATACGCGTCGGAGGGTGTGCCACCAAGGATGATCCCATTGCACAGTGCTTGACCAGTGCTAACGCCAATCAGTGTCGGATCAAGCAAAAGAAACGCAATGCCTGTCTTGAAAGCATTGGCAGGGCTGAGTGTAGGATTGAAAGCAGGGGCCTGTGTATTTTGTGCGACCGTGCTATTATTGTGGTAGAGAGCCAACCACATAGCCGACCCCTGGTTCACCTGGCTGTCTAAAGTCAGACCTGTGGTGTTTCCCAGAGATGATAGTGACAACCATATATAGGCGAACTGCTCGTACCGTCCACCTCCAAGTGCGCCAGTCGCAGTCGGCCGCGGCACAGGCATGACTGTATCATTGTTGGTATTGCTGGCAGACTGACTAGCATCTACTGTCACCCGCCCAAATTTCGCGTAGTATGCCTGCCCTAGATAAGCACTCGCCGCACTTGTGATAAAGTCCTTGGTCAGTCCTGCCGCCTGGATTGCCGAGAAAATACTGAGATTGCTGGTGCCAGTTGTCTGACTACTTACCAGTGTCCACCCGGTCGGCGCAGAGGGACCAGTCGCACCCAACGAAGCTATGTATGCTAGTAGTAAATCACCGTTCTGTATTGAAGTCGAAAAGCTAACGGTGATAGTTCCACTAGCAGAGAACGAGCCACTGGAACCCCCTGGCGTGCGAAGCGTTGGCATGAGACCTAGACGAAGATACCTGCCATGCGTCGCGAGAACGCACCAAGGTCACGCGCTGTATCCAACACATCATCGCCCTGGTAGATACGCGCCAACAGAGCTAGGTCAGACATACCACTTTTGAGGATCGCCACATCTTCAGGAGTGTAGTTGAAAGGTGGGTCCAACAACGTCTGGTCTGGCGTCTCGTCCAAATACTGTTTTAGCTTGAGCACCATTGGTGCCCACTGCTCGATCATACGGCACACCTGACCAGCAGTGGCATCCATCTGGTTCTTGTCTACGGGGTACCCGACAGCCATGCCCTAGTCCTCCGTAATGGTCAGGGCGTTAGCAGCGAATCTGGGGATGTCACCGACGTTCATTACTGTGCTGGTACAGTCACCCCAATACAGTTGGTTACCAGCGCTAGCGGCGTCCATGATAGCCCAACCGACGACCGTGTAGGCTGAACCAGTTACGGCAGGAAATGCGATCTCGATGTTGTTGGCTATAGACGAAGCCGAGCGCGTCCAGGCTGCTGCGGCTACCGCTTGTCGTGCATAGCCTGAGCCAGCAACCTCTGTACCTGCCGATGGATCACTAGGTACTACCGTATAGAGTGCAACGTAGACTGTAGATAGCGCTGTTAGTGCAGGCGCGGCACCACCCTTGAAGAGATGGTCTAACAAACGCTGTTCGAGGGCATCGGTTTTTGAACCAGCCATTGCTTCTCCTTACGCTGGTGGTGGCGGAGTACCGCCAGGATCGATTGACGTCATGACAGTTTGCAGATAGGAACGCAGTTCAGTGTCTACCATAGCGCCCTGTGCTGTTGCTGATGAAGGTGGTGGTACTCCGCCTGGATCAAGCTGCGACATCAAGTTCTGAACATAGGTGCGCAGTTCTGCATCTGCTCCAGCCATCGTACCAGCGCCGTATGAGATTATTACACGCTCGGAACCATCGAACGCATCCGTAAAGGTGACTGTATTGCCTCCGCCAGTCAAGGCATAATCACCATTTACGTAGGACTGAATAACACCTCCACGCGCTACCATCAACAGCATGATCGCAGTAGTGCTCAGGGTTACTACCGTACTACCAGCAGCAGGAATGAACTCCTCGTGCGCGCCCGTAGACGTAGCACCAGTCGCACCCATGACACCCTGTGGACCCTGAGCACCAGCGGGGCCAGTCGCACCTACAGGGCCAGGAATACCCTGCGGACCAGTAGGTCCACCAAGTCCAATAGGCCCTTGAGGGCCTGTGTCGCCTTTAGGACCGCCAAGACCAGTGGGACCAGGATTACCCTGTGGACCAGCAGGTCCAGCCGGACCAGGAGCAGTGCTGTCCGCACCTGTAGGGCCTCTAGGACCAGGTGGACCAGCAGGACCCGATGGTCCGGGCGGCCCAACAATAACGTCTTCAGCAATGCCGGAATTATTGACAAAGACGTTATCTCCATTGACGTTCGTTGTGCCGCCTACAAGATTGACGGTTATTACACCAGTTATTGGATCCTGGATAACTTCTAAACCAGCAAACTCCCCACCATTGCGGTCACTGTTCAGGCCATACCGAGCACGATATATAGTCGGCTTATCAAGTCTGGTCTTGAACAGGATTACCCATTTCCTCTTGGACAATGGGGCCAGGACTACTGTGTCGCCCTGAGTAAGCATGAGATCTTCAGGTATCAGCAGGTCACCCTTGGCTTCGTTGAAGATCATCGGCCCACCCAGAGAACTTTCGCCATCCATGGCTATAGTGATCTCTGGTAAGCTGGTCTGTACTACACCTGTCCTGAGTACTAGCCCAACGCCCGTCTGCGCATTCAGTTTGTCCTCCGTGTCTGCAATAGTACGGAGGACGTCTAGTAACTTCTGCGGCCCGTCTATTGTAGGACTCATACTGTTAGAGGAATCCTATTGATTACAGTTTGTTTCCAGCTAGGCCACTGTGGTCCTGGACACTCTGTCTGGGAAGCATCCTTGTGACCTTCAATGGTTAGCTTCTTGCCCAACTGCTTCTGGACCCAACCAATCGCCTGCCCCATCGCTGTCATCTGGGCATCATTAGGCGCTCCATTGCCAGCGAAGCAGATACCGACGTAGTGTTGGTTTCTACCAGGACCATTACTGTGCCAGCAAGCTACGGTAAGTTGATTCCCCAATACCGTCTTACCATCTGCTTCCACAAACAATGTGTATGCTATCCCTGGGAACGGCACTGGCACTCCAGGTTGCCCTCTTGCTGCCTCGGAAGTCTGATACTGTGCCACTGAGAATGCTGTGTCGCTTGACGAGCCAGCAGTGTAGTGCAGGGTTACACCGCTGATATCTGCTACATTTCTAGAATCGTAACTAGCCTCGTGGTTAGTGGGTAGTGATCCACTCATATCCACTGGTGCCCAACCTGTTTCTGCCTTCGTCCCAGCAGACATTACCAGCGCACGAACTTCTGCCATCTTGGCATCGAATACGCTCTGGGAAATGCCGCCACCAGCACCATCCCAGTTAGGATAGACGTGCCACTGTTTGAACCCTGCTTCACCACCACCAGCACCCTTCCAGACACCATAGGCAGCTCTAGCATTTGCAGGTGGATTCGACAGCACTTCCATACCACCATACGTTGACCAGTGGACCTGATTGATCTGCCACAGACCAATGTCCTGGGATGGGCTAGGTACAGACATATCGCAGTTGCCGCATTCGAAGAGACTGATGGTGGTCATCTTGATTGCATCGTCGCCAGGAGCAAAGCCTACACTGACTGCCAGTGCATAGCGATCTGGGATACTAACCGAACCAGACATCTTGGTCCAGTTTCTACCAGATGGGGCACCCGTAGTACCCGTAGTAGACCCAAAGAAACCACCAGCAGCAGCTCTCTGTGACTCCGACTGTGGTCTAGCTGCATACTCCTCTGGCAGCTTGTCTTCGATGTTCACCGTAAGAGACATCGAAGCCTCTTGGTCGGTTACAACGTGACTACCAGACTTGACGAAGTATTTGCCAACAAGACCAGTGATCTCGTCCTTGATGTGTACTGCATCACCAGGGCGCATGGTGTTGATGTTGAAAGTGGTGATCGTACCTGTGTTCTCAAATTTGCTGATCTTGTTATACAGTTTCATGCCCTGCTGCTCTGCGTTGGCTTTGTCGTTGCCAAGATCCAGGGCAACTTCCCCAGGGGCCTGCAAGTTGACAGACTCAACAAACATACCATACTTGTTGATCTCTGCAGAGTTACCAGACTCAATAATATCTTGTGCAGGGAACTGAAACTGTAGTGTGGGTATGCCAGCCAGAGCATCACCACCTTCTAAGAGACCAGCGGTACTCCCATCGCCATTACTGCCGCCCTTGTAGATCCTAACGACGTTGGAATAGTTCTCCATACTAAAGTTGTTCTGGCTCGAGAAGATATTGCCAGGGTTGTTCTCCCAGGACTCAGGCCCAGGGATAAACTCGCCGCGATGGAAGTTCCAGACGCCAGTTGCATCTACGCGGTTTACCAGTTCTATCTTACCGTCTTTCTCTTGCAGCAGAAACTTGGCGCTAGCATTGATGTCTCGTGTGTAAGACAACGCAGATACCCACATGTCCCACACGGTACGGTTCATGAACGGTTCGCGCTCTAGCTGTACGCCAGTGTCTGCTATATCACCTAGTGGAATGCCATAGTAAGCTGCCGTCCTGGTGATGAACTGACTGGCAGTTTCGTCTTCCAGCATAACGGTGTCTTTGTTCCGCATGATGTACCACATGACGTTGTAGCCTGTGGCTTTCAGCGTACCGCCGTTATCACTACTGATATTGGTAGCAGCAATGTAGATGTGCTTCAGGAGCTCCCAGTAGATCTCTAGACTGCTGCCAACTGGCCGTACCGCATAACCGTACAGCTTGACCCTATCACCTGGCTTGATCTTGTGTGCGATGTCCTGGATATGGACAAAAGTCAGACTGTAATGCTCGGCAGGTTGGTCAAGGTCGTAGTCCCACTGGATTGAAGACACCAGTTGCGATAGGTCCTGGCTTGTACTGGTATCAGCATCAACTACGACTATCTTATAGGTGTCTATCTTCAGATCAACTACGTTTGGTGTCTGGCTTTCAAGCAGAGGCATCAGCGTCTAATGCCGCCTGTTCGCGGTACTTCCACTGGCGTATTGGCTGGAACATTACCTGTAGACGGCGCATCTGGGTTTGGTGTCGGGTTCAGGATAGCGCCCAGGTCATTGAGAGGACTTGGATGGATAGGCGGACTGATAACCGAAGGTAGAACCCCACCATCAGGAGCCAAGATATTACCCTGAATGGTATTGGTCATTGTCGTCGTTGGACCAGCCGTAACTGGGATGTCCTTGTAGTATTTTACACCACTACCAACAGGAAGCTGAGAAGTGTACGGGTTATAGTTGTTGTCCGTCACCCACTGGTTCAGCTCCAGCATGCTCGCCATAGTGTTAGGTCCAGATTTGGCAAGTCGGAACACTGCATCTTGGAACGTCTCACTAAAGGCAGCATGCGGACCACCAGGATCTCTAATACCCTTAGCAGGTTGACCCTTGATGGTGTCCGTCTCAATGGTAATCGTGGTATTCCTTTGAGGACCAATGAACGGCGGTGGCACATCGGGATCTGGTTCAACCGTTACCGCCTCAGGGCTAGGATCTTGAACAGGAGGCGCACCTTCTTGTTGTGGTGTCAGATCTGTTGAATCTATGCCACCACCAGGACGCCGTGGGTCTTTATACCATCTGTCCTTACCAGCGTCTGGATTAGGTGAAGTAGATACTACTGGAGCACGGTACCTTTTGCACGAGATCGTGTAGTAGATGTCGTCGATCTCGCCAGCTTTGTGTCTGTAGTTGAAATTAGTGATAACTATCTGGTCATTCCAAATGCCGCCACCAACGATAAGCATACAGTTCATCTTGAACCGCATGGTCCAGATAATACGTGCTGTCAGGGACTTTGGGTCTTCTAATTCTGTAGGGGAAACGTTGCAGTAGTCCGAATCGTAGTGGCGCGGAAAGAAACTATCCCAACTGATAGTCTCCATCGACTGGCCGCCAGGGAGGATGATCTCCCCAAGCCCTACTACCCGAGGCGTCCAGTACTCATGGGTGAAGTCGGCACCAAACTCCTCAGGCATAACAGGGATCTTGATGTCGCCACCGTATGCACCAAGGATGGTGATATCCATGGTGCCACGCTGTTCGTAATCACCAAGCGTTGGACTACCATCGTCTTCAACGCATGGAGTCCATTCATGGAATACATTCTCGGTACCGTCTGGTGTAGTCGTGACCTTCGTAAATATGTTGGTACCACCAGCCGTACCTGCGCCTGGGACACCGTTGTGAAGCCAGGGGGCGTATCCTGGAGGAGGTTCCTTCTTGGTGCTTAGCCCCCATACGTCTGCGTCGGTACCAAGCCCACCAGTCTTCATGGTCCCATCGGGCCACTTGGGACCAAACTTCGGACCTACTACATCAAATGTGTCAAATTGGACGTCACCCTGCCAGTAGGTGCTCTTCTTCATCGTAAGACCCAGAGAACCAGGATAGTTCTCTGGATCAGTGGCGTTGGGGTCAAAGTAGGTAGATTCGTCTACCTTTACGGCATCGAAACCTTCGCCGGTCTCTGGATTCATTGTCATGGCGCAACCTGTCCAGTTTGACCGACTACCGAACCGCCAGTAGACAGTTGTCTCAGCATATCTGCCATCTGCCCCATCAATGCCCTGATGTCTGTGTTGCCATCCATATGCTCAACGGTCATCAAGCTCTGGATATTGATTACTGTGCCGCCACCAGCAGCTCCTGGTCCTGTACCTGTTCCTGCAGAACCCTGGATTGCCGCTATGTCTGCCTCTGTTACGGGGCCTTTTCCAGTGCCTGTAGAACCTAGCCCGTAAACAGCACCCAGAGACGGACCCATCGCCATCATTTCTTCTGGCGTCATCTCTGCCTTGCCACCGTACTTGCTGAGTACAGAGCCAGACGGACCTACGTTGAACTTGTTGGTTGCAGGATCCCAACCACCAATCTGGAAGTAGTGGCCTGGGAAGTTACCCTTCGGTCCAATGTTGACGATGCCTGGGATACCAGCCTGCGCATTGTTGGCTAATCTACCCCAATCAATGCTACCACCCTGGTAGACTTCGCTCTGCAGACCCATCTGGCCTAGTGCAGCACCGAGCGTAGCTACACCTCGGGTACCACCTACATTAGCTGGATCACCACCCTGAATACTGGTGACAATCGCGTATGCTTCCTTCAGGCTTGGGTTGCGTCCGTATGCCTTGGCGAAGAACGCTGCCGCTGCGGGACCACAAGCTGCCTGAGCCTGTTGATTTGTCAGCTCACCAGTGTTCAATTGGTCTGTAAAGCTAGCCGCAAGACCCTTGCCAGTCCCAGTACCTGTTGTGGTAGCAGTCGTACCAGAACCAGTTATCCCACTAATAGCTCCCCCACCACCAGCGCGGATAAGTACGTCTCTGATCTGGGTTAGCAGAGGAACAGCAAGACTATTGTCAAAGCCAGTTGCAAAGACCTCTGCCATTGCTACACGCTCTGGGGCAGCAGTATCATCCACTGCGCCAGCGCCTTGACCAGTGGCAGCATGGGTCATCTCCCAGAGCTTGCCACCAGCCATTCTACCAAACATACCGCCGCCAGCACCAAGCAAGAGACTCATGATTGGGCTAAGAACGGCTCCACCGATGAGCGCACCGCCCACACCACCGCCAACAGCACCAATGCCGCCACCAATGGCTTCCCATCGTTCCCTGTCGTTCTGGGCAGCCATGATTTCGGGTAGTGCTGTAGCGCCCGCTAGTAGAGCACCACCACCTAGCTTACCAAGTCCCTTGAGTCCACCAGCTAGAGTACCTGGTGTTCCCGGCTTGAAGGCTGGACTACCACCTCGGAAACTAGCCCATACCTGGAAAGCCTCCATGATATCCTTGGGACTTCTCAAACCACCATACGGTGATGGGATACCAGTCTTACCAAAGATAGGCGAAGAGCCAAACCGTCTTGCACCTGCGACCATTGCTGCACTGGTGATAATGGCTCCAGCAGCAGGTAGTGCATACTGTCCAATTCCACCGCCACCATCGTCACCACCAGCAGCCGCTCCAGTCAGAGCTGGAATACCTAATGCTAAAGCACGACTAGCTCCCTCGGGTACCCTACCCTTGGTGACGTAACGGATAGCAATCGCTTCGGCAACCATCTTGGTAAGATCGCTCTGCACAAAAGCCTTGAACATCTCTGGAAGTGTCTGTCCAATACCAGAGATAAAAGCTTCGGAGAATGCTCGTCCTGCCTCGACAAGAACGTTGTCCTTGCCACCCCTGAAGAAAGATGTAACTGCCTCGCCAATAAACTGTCCGATATCTCGTCCAACATTCTTTAGCTGTTGCTGCCCACCAGACCTGAACCAGTTGGTGAACGAATCCATAAACGCGGTACCCATCATCCGCATCTTGTTCAACAAGCTGGAATTCTGGAAGTCTACATTTGTAATCAGATTGGTGATCAGGTTGGTAATCGGATCAACACCAGCAATCATAGGAGCTTCGATGGATTCGAACAGCTTGGTCTTTAGAGCGGTTACCGCTGCATCCATCCTAGTTTGTGCGTCTGCAAAGCTCTTAGACCTCTGTTCCAAGCCACGGTTTACCGCACCACCCCTGCTAGCTTCGTAATCTTGCTGTGACCTTTGAAGCTGCTCTACAGAAGTGTTTTGGAAACCACGTACAGCTCGCATATCTTGGAAGTATGCCCCCATGAGCTGACTTTGTCCAGCTACACGTAGAGCATCTTCCTCGCCCTTGTTGCCCAGACGACGCTGATTGGCAACATATTGATCAACCATCGGGCCACGAAGGTCAAAGATCTTGCGCAACTGTACCAGGGTACCCAATGGCCCCTGATTTAGCAGGTTCTCAGGGGCAAGACTCATGTCGTTGCCCATACCCTGCCGTTTCCTGATGTTCTCCCAGGAAGACACCAGTTGCTTCTGCTTGCCAGTCATCTGGGACACGTCTTTGAAGATGTTGGCAAAAGACGTGGCTGCCTGTTCTGCTGGCATTGTCTGAGTCATTGCCGCAAAGGCAGCGAACGACTCATTCATAACACTCATCTTCTCTTCAGCAGTGGTGTACCGTTGGATCAATGGCCCCATCGCAGCGGTTACACGCGGGAGTGTTGCTTCCAACTCCGAGAACTTCACTGTACCAACATCGGTAATGGCAAACAGTGAATCGGACACATCGGCTACGTGTTCCATTGTCAGGCCATAGGTGGACATGACCTGAATAAGTGTGGTTGTAGCCTCTTTGGCATCTGTTCCAGTAGCGCGAGCAATACGTGCGGACTGGTTAGTAAGCTCAAGCGCTACGCTAGCATCGTAAGCTGCCCTACCCATCTGCTGCAATGCTTCTGTATTGGGCTTGATAGCAGATACGCTAGATGCCGCAGTCTGTAACAGTTCCTTCATTGATTCGGTAGCTACACCCTGCTGGATAGCTACCATCTGGACCTGTGTATTGAACGTCTTGAATTGGTCTTCACTCAGACCCAACAAGGCATTGGAAACACGCATCTGGTCCTGCCATGCAGCACCAACTTTGATAAAGTCAGCAAAGGATTCTACAGCTCTTTGGGGTAACTGTACAAGAGGCAGCAAAACAGAGAATAAGAGCATGGACTTCGTCAAGTCCATGATATTAGACGTCAAGCCACGTGTGGTCTTGCTGTGTTGGTCTAGCTGCGACCTACCCTTCTCGATATTAGCAACAAGACCACCAAATCCCTGCGAAGCATTGCGCATGACAGTGGACAAACCCTGTACGGCGCGAGAAGTGCTTGTTGTGGATGTGGCAAACCTACTCATTGCCGCTGAGGCACTGATAACAGTGCGCTCGACGGCAAGATACATCGAGGCTAGGCGGTCAAGGTTCCGCTGCCCGTTGATGACAACGTCGATAGCAGCTACAACTCTACGTACCGCCACTAGCCCAATCCCTTCGCTGTTCTGACTCTAGCCAGCATTCCCTTGATGTTCTTGGCAGATGATGCCTCGCTACCGCCGCCCTTGAACTTTCCGCCCGTGATGACAGACGCATAGACGAGCGCCCGCTCGCCACGCGGCAGGTTGTAGACTTCGTTAGGAAATCTGCCTGTTTCAATGAAGATCCTAGCTAGCAGATTGGTCTCTGGGTGCGCCTCAATCAGAGCTTTTGGCAACCTCCACGAGGTCTTCGTGGAACCCGCTTAGCTCGAGGATCGCGTTGGAGACGTAGAGCATCAGGCCAGGTTGGTTCTTGTAGATCTCCAAAATGAGGCGGTCTTCCTGCGACGTACGCATCTTGTATTTTGACATCACTTTGGAGTCTCTGTGATTAGGCGTTTTTACCCCATACGCCACCACCAACGCCTGGAATTTCTGGCCGTCCATCTGCTTCTGGAGGCTGCCAGATCCCGTGTTTTTTACCACACGGCTACTGCGCTCGATCAGTTGGCTGTGCTCAGGGCCTGTGAGGTTCGTGATAACCCACGGTGCCCTGAAACCGTACTGCGTCATGTCCAACTGGTCGTTGAACTTCTTGTCCGAGTCATAGGCGAGTAGCTCCTCCAGAGGATCAACTGGCTCGCCTTGGTACTCCCGAGCAGCTTCCTCTGGAGAGAGCTCCACGTTGACGTCGGGCCTCGCGGGAATACGCCGCATGGGGGTGCGGACGTCTGAGGCCTGGACGCCATCTTTGTTTGCAGTTACGTCTTGTGTAGTCATTGCCCGCTATTACCTTTGATGACTAGTTGCAGTCGCTGCCTTCGGTCTCCCACTCTTGCAGGTCGCCGTCGATGCAGGAAAGCATGTTGTGGTTGATGAACGTGAACGGAATGGCCTCTTCAACCAGTTCGTCCACCTGGAAACCGATCGGCACCTCCCAGAACTTGACACCGAGCAGCTCGACAACCTCAGAACCGAACGACTCTGGGTCATCCAACTCGTAGCGGATGAGAGCCGGGATCTGGCGGCTACGGCTGTGTCTCTGGTAGGCACCTACTGTGCGCAGGAAGTGGCTGGTCACCTTGAAACCCGTGATGGTGCCATCACCTGCTGTGCCAGTCGCCTTGTAGCCCGTCTGACGTGCGCCAGCTAGACGTACCTCACGACGGTTGATTGTGATTCGGCCCTCGACGCGCTGTACCTGGGTTTGCCACACACCATCAAGGAACAGTTCGCCGTAGGAGCCGTTGATAGTACGATCTGGATTTAGTGCCATCGCTATGTACCAACCTTCACGGTGACAAGGATGACGTCGATGGTGTCAACCACGGTCATCGTAATGTCAAGGTATAGTCGTTCACCTTCTGACGCATAGGTGGCACTGAGGGCCACCGTGTAGTTATTGCGGATGGCGCGTTGCCCCGCCATCACACGCAGAAAGTCGCGCACCACACCAACTATGGCATTCTGACCATCCGTGTCGTTGGGGACTTTCCCGATGTAGTTCGTGCGCGCAGCCAGCTCGATTGCTGCTGCAATAGCGTCGCACGTATTGACAATCGAGACCTTCTTGAAGCCCTGAGGAATTGGGTTGCCGTCAGCAGCGTAGCCAGGGACCACCAGGGTTGTCACTCCCTTTACCACGTTGAACAAGAGACCTGCCTTGCCCAAGACGGTGACACCATTCTTGATGAGAAGGTCAACCGTGCTGCCCTTGTTCTTGGCTTCGAGCGAAATCACCTCCTGCAATGGGTAGTATGTCATTCCCTGGCCCAACGGCAGGGAAGCACGAATACCTGCAATCTGGGCCGCAAATGCCGAGCCGCGTTTGGTCAACAAGTTACCAGCGGAATCAGTCTGGTTTGCACCAGGATAGACGTACTGGCAAGCTTCGCTGTTGATACCAGCCGCACTGGCCTGAGCAGTTGTGGCACTCTCGGCAAGATCACTGCCCACAACCATCGCTACGCGGTAGCCATCGGCGCGCAGGTCTCGCAACCAGGAGGTAAACGTCGCTTCGATGCCAGGCAGGTCTGCGTTCTTGATGTCGCAGGTGAAGACGTCCCACTCGTCTGCTTCCAACGCAATGGTGGTGAGCAGATCGACGTAGTTCTGCATGGTTGGTGGAGAACCGTTGCTACCGCTGGTCATCGGCAGGGAAATGGTGGCTGGAATGCTGTTTCCCTCGGCAACCAGTGTGGCGGTGACCCAATAGTTCGCAGGATCTGCGTTGACGAGGTCCACCAAGTTCTTCATGTGTCCTACCGTGCCGCGATTCACACTGGTGGTCCATACAGCCATCAGTGTCGCGCCAACTGTGAATAGGATGTCTGTCTTGGTGACGTCGCCAGGATTGGGTCTGGTCTGCACAGTAAACGAGTTACCGTACACGCCAGCGTTCTTTGCATCGAACCTAATGGCAGTAACGGGTGTTCCAGCCGTGTCTTGTAGGTTGATCAGCGACTTGGCAGCGCTGGCACCCATGATGCGGTACATACGCAGCTCACGCGCTCCGCCAATGAACGCTTGACGTCCCGCGTAGTAAGCATTGTTCGGTGCAGTTTCGTCGGCAGTGTAGTAGTTGATCAGATCCGAAAAGCTGTCAACAATCTGTACTGCGTTGGCTGGACCCCACGACGACCGGACAATCATCGACACTCTACCGCGAACACCTGTGGTAATCGCAGCAATAGCATCAGAGATGAAGTTGACGTACAGACCCGGACGAGTCGGGGGTGCAGCAGGAGTCCACGGACCACCTGGCATTATGGGGTCTCCTCAGTTGCAAATTGGTTGTCAGGTACAGCCATCATCTGGTCAATGGCACCCTGTACCTGAGACTGTGTGTACTGTGCGTCCTGTTCGAGGTATTCCGAAGCGAACACCGCGTCGATGACCCAGGCTGGCTGATTGTACAGCGGCATCGAGTACAGGCGGTGGTCTGCGTAGCCCAATGGTGTGGACGTTAGCTCCGTCTGCCTTGCAGCAGCTTGAGCATCCTTCTCCGCCTGTGTGGGCGAAGGACCCTCTCCATTGTCTTGTGGATTATCCGAAATGTTCGGGGGTGTTCCTGTCATTACTGTCCCTCAACGATGATTGTGAAGCTACCACTGCTATTGACCTCAGTTAGAGCTTCAATGTATTCGATCGCTGGTAGCTGTACCCGATCATGCTCCTGTTCTACGGTGGTCTGCAGATTGATGTTTCCTGTAAACACGCCGTTTTTGACTTCGTCCTCTCTACTGCTGGCCGCAAAGGCTGTGACCCTCAGGTGCTGCCAGCGTACCCTTACTGTATCACTTGGCTCCACAGGAGCTGGTCCAGTGCCAAGTAGATCCCTTATCACCAGTTCTGGGTACAGCACTCCGGTCCTGTTTGGTAGGCTTATCGATGCTTCCCTGTGCCCATCTACATAGACTATGAACTGCTTGAACAGAGGTGAGCTATAGGGTACCCTGAGAACACGCACCCTGATAGCATTGTTGGGATCCGCAACCACAATATCTAACGGTACACTGGCAGCGCTTTCGTTGTCACAGATATCTACCGCACCAACGCGCACGGCGTATGTCCCTGGCGCAAGGTTTCCATCTCCAGAAGGAGCAGCGATAGGAGGTGGATACTGCCAGTCAAACCGCCATGCTGGTATGAGGTTGACCAGTCGGAAACGTGGCCCTCCTTGTTTCATAGAGCGCTCGAATGCGCCAATTCTGTCCATTACGTCAGCGCGGTTGTTACCGTAGTAATCTATCGTCCAATCGACCACCTGCCTGTATCTGCGCGACGTTAGCTGCTCATCACGGTGTGTTAGGTAGCTAACGCGCCAACTAGGTCTTACGAGCGTTACAGGACGATCTTCAAGTACCCGCGTTTTGCTGCCAACAGGGTATAGATTCCAGATAGCATGCTTCACTGAGTGAAACTGCTCGTCTAGATCTAATGTAACTGTTGACCTAGGCACGACGTCTGCCCTTGTACGGCTGCCTACGTCTGCCAGTTTGACCCTCGAACGCAGACTGGATGGACCCCTCTACGATGTCATCTATCTGCCCCTCGGTCTTGGCGATACCCTCTTCGATGAAGTGTACACCTTCCCAATGGGCCTGTATCGGAGGCATTTTTCTGTTGCCATATGGGAAGATCCACATGGTGCCGCCATCGTTAGCCAGCCCTGCATATGGCAAGAAGGTCCCAACCTCGGCAGTCCAGACATCACCTTTGAGACGCTTGATCTCCGTAATGGCACCCATCTGGACCTGTACCATTTCGCCGACGTCTGCGCCCTCTTCACTCTTGGGACTACCAGTTACGCCGTTGTTAGCACACCATTCCTCGTGTAACTCTTGGATAGGCGTCTTGTCTGCTGGACTGACCTCGCCACGCATGGAATCTGGCGTATATTCACCCCACGCCGCCAGCAACCTGCCCTGGGAGAACTCAAACGGCTCACCAGTGCTTTCCCTAGAGGTTCTCCTACCAGTAGGCATATGCCTGCGAATGGCGTCTTTGGTGTTGTACGTCAGAGCATCTGCCAGCGCTATTGCAGAATCTCTATGCACTACTACTAGACGGGCGTTCAATGCCGCCATGTCCGCGATAGCACCCTCAAAGTCTGCAATCTTGTCCTTGGCGTAGGTAACCCCGCCCCTGCTAGCGCGACCTCTCTGAGTAAACGTCTGCCCAGAGCTCTGATACATCGCTATGGAATTAGCCATCAGCGTGTTACCCCCGCTTGACAGTTGACTTCGTAGTGGTGCAGGCCAAACAGATCGTCTGCCTCGTCAATGGAGAGAATGTCCCAGCGGATGGTGTTCTGCACGATCCAGTTGTCTTCGTTGAAAGTAGTGGGGTACAGCAGTCTGTTGTCCTGGATGAAGATGATGGCACGCCTCAAGCCCTGTGCCCCACCTGTAGCCGCAGACTCGATGCTGCGTCTGTACAAGATACTGTCCACTCTACAGGGCACACCAGGGAAGACAATGCCCTCTGTGTCTTCGGCATCTTCTACCTCTGGGTCTGCCCGTCTAGGTCCCCAGATGTCGCAAACCCTGTCCAACAACGCCAGAATAGGCATCAGGCTGGATCCTGTACCCTGAACCAGTGATGTGTGCCGAGCAGTATGCCGCGACGGATCTCAAGGTCGGTGAAATCATGCCACGGGCGCACTTCCACGCCCACATACTGCGGAGTAAGTATGTACCCAGGCGCAGGTGCCAGCTCTGGGAAGACCTGCGTGGTCTTCATGTGGATCATGGAGCTTGTGCCGCAGGTGTAGTAGCCCATGATGGCAAGAGGCTCTGCACCGAAGGCATATGGATCGTTGTAGGTCGCGGTTGTAGTGCCCCCGCCGCCAGTGTTTAGGGTATAGCTGTAGGAGCCTATCTTTTCGCTCTGGACACCACTTACCCGCCTGGCCCGTATGGCACCATCGCTTGTAAGGTACAGTTGCTCCACGACCATCAGACAGGCTATTCTAGCCATTACGTTCCAGTTGGGCTTACCCTCGGTACAAAACCCCCCGTACTGAAGGCTCCAACTGTACATCAAGGCTTCTGCTCGCCAGATGTAGTTCCACAGTTTAGTATCACTCATGGCTGCCAACGCAGGAAAATCTGTGTTGGAGCGAATGTATGCTGGAGTGAGAATCCCCAGAGGCCCTTCGGCAGGAATACCTTGAAAGGGTAGCGACTTATCGCTCTCCTCACTTGGTGCCTGGAAGTAACTGGCACGGTACCAGGACGTCTGTTCGCCAGTTTGGTCCTGGTACTCGTAGTCAGTCTGGCTCATTGTCAGTTGGATAGTCCCGATGGGAGGATCCGCGAAGGGCGCATCCTGGGCAACATCGCGGTAGATATTGATTGTGTCGTAATCTACTATAATGTCGTTGATGTTCATTACGCGGATGCCCAGGATGATCATACTAGCTGGCCTTCTTCGCGCCCTGGGTCCCCTTGAGAGGACCCATCTTCACACCAGGAACTCCAGGCTGCTTCGAGCCGCCCGACTTGGACGGTTTGCTGCCGACGGTCTTCGCCATCTACGTCGTCTCCTCGTGCTCTTCGGGAACGTTCTGGTGCTGTGCGCGAGATCTGCGCGCGGGAGGACTCCCGCCGCCGCCAGCTTGTCCCGTTGCCAGTTCGTTGTTCTTCTCGATCTCTTCCTTGGCAGATGCCCTGCGCTTGGCAACCACCTCAGGCTCGTCGCGGTCCTCGCCAGGCTCGGCGAGCTTCTTGTTGATGGCGCCGATCATCTGGTCGCGGTCGGTGTCCTCTGGGAAGTTGAGGCCGAGGCCCTTGGCCTTCTTGCGCAGTTCCTGACGGCTGAGTACTTCCAGTGGCGCTTCGCTGATTTGGATCGGGTCCACGGGCGGCATGCCAGGACTCTGCATACCCATCAAAACCCGAGCTACCACGCCCCTCTGCTGGATAGGAACGAGGTCCTCGTCGTCGTCAGGCGTGTACTCCTTGTACATCACCTGCCCGTACTTCTCGAGCTGCTCTTCTTCGGTCAGTGGTGGGTTGGTCTCCGAGAACCCCATCGCGCTGCCTTCGACGACATCGCCCTCTTGGCAAACGTTGACGCCGATGGTGAGGCCAGCCGTACACTCGTAGTAGTCGGCGTACTCGACTTCGTTCTGTGTTGCTTCTGCCATGACCTATCCTACCGTTGCAATGCCGACGTTGTCGGGCTTGGGGAGGATCGGGATGAACGGGTACTCCTCGAGAACTACCCGCGTGCTGGGATCCTTCTCCTTCCAGGACTTGGTGTACTTGCCAGTGTTACCTGACGGTGCCTCGTCGTCCGCGGTTGGCCCCTCCATGATACCGTATGCAGCCCGATCCTCGGCCAGCAACAGGATCTTGTTGTTGGGGATGAACAACTGCGTGCTCGGCGTGCCAGGAACCGTCCAGTCGTCGGTGTAGGTGTTGTCGTACGTCACCCAATCGACACCCGCCAGCCCCTGAATGACACCCGTCTTCAGGAACGAGTCACGCATCTCGTTGCTGAGCAGTTGCTGGATCTTCTGGTTCGCGAACACCGTGGCGTACATGGTGGTGCTGTTGAGGAAGACGCGCCGCACCGTGGTATTGCTGTCGATGAGAATCTGCAGCTTCCACGCGTTCATGTTCGCCAGGATGTTGCTGTTGACCAGGTCCGTCCACAGTGGCGAAGGGGTGAAGAGGTGGTTGGCTGGGATCTGGTAATTGACGTTCACACGCGGGGCGTCGGGGCGATTGACGACCAGGGTGCCCGTGATGAGCATCTGCCAGGTTGCCCATTCGACGAATCTTTCGATGCCGTCGTCCAGGTCCGAAACCTCTTCAGCCACCTTTGCCTCTGCTGCACTCCGGGCGATGTCGCCAGGTGTGCGCAGCCAGTGGATAGCGGTCGGCGTGAAGACCTTCTTGTCGCGCATGTAGATGAACGAGCCAGCCACTTGCCCCAGACCGCGCTGTGGTCGGATGTGGGCTTCCTGGTTGGGCACGTTCGGCTTGGACATGAGCTGATTGCCCTGGACGATATCGTACGCCCAAGTTGGGAACGGGTAACCCGTCCTTGCGCCCATCAGCTGAAGGCCGAGCATGTTCTGCGGGAACGGCTTGCGGCGAACAAAGCCGTTGAGGACCGTCGGCTGGAGAAGACTAATTTCTGGCACCGTTAGCTCCTAACCCGTGACGATAACGGCGTCAAGATTGATGTGAATCTTGCTGCCAACGAAGACGGTTGCGATCTGGCCTGCTGTGTACAGCTTCAGCAGCTCCGAGTACTTGAAAATACCCGTGAGATAGACGTCGCACACCTGCTGCTCGGTAGCACTGGTGTAGACGTAGTTCGCTGCTACGAGCTCCGCGGCTTCCGTGGCAGGCAGTACCGGACGATACTGGCCCGTGCCGCCATCGCGAATCAACCCCATACCAGGGACGATGGCGGGCGTACCCGGAGCAACGCTGGCAGCACCCGAGATCTTGCACTGGAGAGCCGTGCTGCGAAGGATCTCGACAGGGTTGACGACGGCGATGTTGGTTACCGTGCCGTAAGCACGGGTGTTTCCGGTGGGGACTGCTGGCATCGTCTACTTCCTCTTGGCCGCGAGGCGGTCCTCAAGCTCGGGAACCAGATTCATGTAGCGCTCGGCCTCCTCGGTGGCCTTGGCTGGCTCCAGGAACTTTTCCATCGCATTGCGCCCTGGCTCCTGGGGAATGCCGTCGCCGCCAATCTCGCTGAGGTCGACGTAGGGCTGCATGTCCTTGGTCAGGTCGTCGAAGAGCTCGTGGTTGGTGTTGAACAGCTTGACGTAGCTGTCGCGCTTCGCAGGGGGTAGCTTGCCAGAGTCCACCAGCTTGTCCACCGCCGTGTTGGCCTTGGTGTCGTCCAGTTCCTGGCGAATGGCAGTGATGGCTGCTGTGTTCTCGGTGTTCTGCGTCTTCAGGGTGTTGTACCCCGCGAGAACAACGTCGGCAATGTCCACGCCGTTTTCGAACTTGAAGCCCGCATCAGCAAACTTCTTGCGCGTGCGGGCCAGGACAGCCTGACTGCCGAACGCATGCTCGACGGCCTCGGCGGTGCTGTCGTCTTCTTCGCTCAACGTGAGACCAAACTCTTTGTTGAGCTTTGTAATCAGATCCGCGTACTTCATGTCGCCTTCCTCAATGTCGTCATCTTCCTCGACGTCGTCCTCTTCTTCGATGTCTTCGTCTGTTTCCGGGTCTGCTTCGTACCCAACGAAGAAAGAACGACCTTGATCCTCGTCGTTTTCGGCAGGGCTGTCATCGAATTCCCACAGGACGTCGCTAAACAACCCGATATGGTACCTGTCCTGCGCTTGTCCCTCACCGAACTGTACTGGAGGCATCTGCTTGAAAAACGGACGGTTGGTAAGACCGCCGCCGAACAGAACGTTTTTGACCGTCTTGCCGTCTGATCCAGTAAACGAGCCAATCTCGGCGCTGAAGTAGCGGTAGATGTCCCGCTCCAACAGGCTG